GGGCGTAACTAATTCCCAATTGATTCTGCAACGCTATGTAGACAATACCGAATCACCTTTTTTTACCGCTGAGAAATATCGCGGCACAATAGCGAGCCCCACCACAGCCGCCGTAAATGACAGATGTTTTTCGTTTTTTGCCCGCGCATATAACGGGACACAGATTGAAAATGCCGCTGCCATATTCTCACGGATAGAGGACATGGATATTGCGGGCGATGCGAGCAATCACCCGGCAGCAAATTGGGAATTTCACACACGCGACGCAGCTGACACAACGCAGTTCGACGATGGCACGCTGAGAATGACCCTCACTCAAGAGGGGGTGCTTGAGCAAGAGGTCGCAATCAAGATCAGGGAACGCGCGGCAGCAGTTGCCGATACAGCGGCTTATGGTCAATATTGGGTTTTGAACACCGCCCCCAACCTTCCGTATTTTACAGATGACGCGGGGAATGATTTTGAGATTGCAACATGGCCCAACCTTCACAGGAAGGATCAAAACTTAATTGTCAATTCTCACTTCATGATTTCTCAAGAGAATGGGGATACGGCGGGGACAGCGACAGCTTACTATCCTGCCGATGAATGGCAATTTCAGTTCTCAAGTGTCAACTCCGCAACATTTACGGTGGGGCGTGATGCCAAGCCCTTTTCATCCAATCCCGAAATTGAATATGGGTTGAAAGTTGATTGCACCCTTGGCGCTGTGCAGAGCGCGGGAGATATTGCCCACCTTGAGGCTCGTATAGAAGGCAAAAGAGTTGCCGGTAAACTCAACTGGAACAACACCGGCACAAATTATGATCTCAATATAGGTTTTCTGGTGCGCGCCGATTATACGGGCAGCGCGGCAATCGCAATTCAGAACAGCGCCCGTAATCGGTCCTATGTTGAAGATTTCAGTTTCGTAGCCGACACCGATACATGGATCAACATAACGGTCCCGGCTGATACGCTTGGATCGTGGCTCGAGACTACAGGGGTTGGCCTCAGATTTCTCATTACATTGGGTGCCGGGAGTTCAAGCCAAGGCACAGACAAGACCTGGGAAGCCACAAACGATAAAAATACAAGTGCAAGCAGCGATATTATGGACACCACAGGTCAGACCTTCTGGCTTGGTCCTGTGATCTTACATCCCGAGCCTATCCCTGTTCCAAAAAGTGCTGATCTGCTGCATTTGACCCGTAAATATGAATATGACGATATGTTTGAGTGCCGCCGCTACTTTCACCAGATGGAATTGGGGAATGGTGTTTTTGCTGTTCTTATGGCAGCTCGTTCAACGGCTGTTCTCAGCGGTCAGATTATACATAGTCCACAGATGAGGGCAGCGCCCGCGTTGGCAACGTCCGGTACGGCCGGAGTGTTGGGCGTGGGCGGTGAATCTCTTAGTTCGTTCTCTTTCCAGGCAGGGCGTGAATTGAGTTCAATCACATGGAATGATGCCGGTACTCCATTCGTCGCTCTAAGCACTTATGGCCTGACCGGCGTTGGCGCGAGTTTCTTCTTGCAAATGAGTTCGAGGCTATAGAGATGGCTAGATGGGTTCATGTTAATGAGAGTGGGGTGGTTGATTTTCAGCCAAATAACAGTTTACCTGAAGAATGGAATGGAGAGCTATTGGCCGGACTCACGCCCGCAGAGTTAAAGTTTAGAGGATTCTTACCGGAGGCTCAGGTTGGATTTGATACTCCATACGATCCTACAACCCACCGGAAGCTAGGCCCGAAGTTCACTCCGGGCCCGGATGATGTTACTGCTACTTGGGTGGTTCGTCCGAAGACCTCGGAGGAGTTGGCGGAAGATGCAGAGCTTGAAGAATCTCATGTGGAGGGTGTTGCGAAGGGCAGACATGGAAAACTTCATTTTCGTGAAGTAAATGAGATTAGGATTCTGAAAGGTCAACCAGCCCTGACGGGGGCTCAATTCCTGAATTTTGTCAGAAATCTATAGAGGTGAAAAATGAACGAAAAAGCGAATGAAAAGCCAGACGGGGAAAATCCGGAAGCTGAACAGATACCCACGCCGGAGATCAGACAATCTCCTATACCTAAATTTGATCCACAGCAGATTCAAGATCTCTTGGATGCTGTTACTACACAACGAGATCAGGCAATGAATGCCAATGCAACGATGCAGGTTGCCCTCACCCGCCTTGAGCGGGAAAAAAGGATTATGGAGGGAGAAATAGCGGTGCTGACTTCGTTGACTGGGAAGAATAAGAAGGCATCAAAGAAGCTGCCGGAGCCTAAGGGCAAATAGGAGGCTATCGTGCTTGGCTTTGGCGCAGTAGCTCAGTTTGCGATTGCGCAGGTCCGCGAGAACTCATTTACTCTTTCTGTGTCGCCAGCCGCCATAAACATAACAGGCTCATCTATAGAAGTTGAGCCTCTCATACCGGACGCAACACGAAAGGCATTGTTAGTCGGGAGAAGAGGCAGCCAAGGACTCAGGCCGCCACATTTTTGGAAGGGCGTCACCTAATGGTTATGCGTCACAAAATTAAGCCCGGAGACTGGCTCAGCGTTTGTGATCGCTCGGGCTTCGTCAACTATGCTTCAAGGATGAGGAAGGAGTGGAACAATCTCAGAGTGCTTGATCGTTTTTGGGAGATCCGCCAGCCGCAGGATTTCGTTCGCGGCAAGCAGGATCATCAAGCGGCTCCACACACACGGCCACGAGGTGTTGATACATTCGTCGGCCCCCTTACTACTGAAATAAATGCGGAGCATGCGGCTGGCATTCAAACCATAACGCTAATTGATAGCTCGAGAATGACGGCGGGAGATTCTTTGCGCATTCACCATAATGATCTGAACATCGATTCCTACACAGTCCAGTCGGTGGACAACGCCACAGATGTAACGCTGACTGAGGTTCTGAGGGGGGCGGTATCGGTTGGTAATATAGTCGTCGACTACTCAGCGGTTTCGACTCCATAGGGGAAGACAATGGCCACGTCAGCATCATCAGACTTCAATCTCAATCGTGATGAGATCATCGAGGGGGCCGCTCGGAAGATACAAGCGATCCGAGCCGGGGCATCAATGAGTGACAAGATGCGTGCAGACTTCGCCCAAGCCTTGAACGCGATGGTCAAGCGGTGGATGTCCTCCGGCATTCACGTCTGGAAGGTAACCGAGGCGACCCTGTTCCCTGCAATCAACACAGCTGAGTATGCGCTCAGCAATGCGGTCACTAGCGCTCATGCAACCGAATCTTTTGTGGATACGCAGATGGCGACGGCAGCCGCAAGCGGGGCATCCACGCTAACGGTTGATGACGATGCTGGGTTTGCCAATGCAGACAATATTGGCATCACACTTGATGATGGCACGATGCAGTGGACCACGATCAACGGGGTTCCGGCAGCAAACGTAATTACCTTGACCGACAACACCACGGACACGGTTGCGGTTGATAACAGGATCTATGGATACACCAACAAAATCGTGCGCCCCCTTAAGATCACCGATGCACGGAGACATGACCCCGTGAACGTGATCGATACTCCTCTGACAATAATCTCTAGGTTCGAGTATCAGTGGCAGCCCGAGAAGCTGAGCACTGGTGAGATCAACCAGTTCTATTATGATCCACAGCTTGGAACCGGAAAACTTTTCCTCTGGCAGGTCATCACTGCTGTGGGGGATCTCGTGAAATTTACGTGGCACAAGCCGATTGAAGACTTTGATTCTGCGGGCGACAATCCAGACTTGCCGCAGGAGTGGATTGACACATTGATATTCAATCTGGCGGTGGTCATGGCTCCAGAGTTTGAAGTGCCGAGGAATGTCATGGAGGGAGAATATGGAGTTGGGGCCCAAGCCGACAAATATCTCGACCAGCTGACTGGATATGATCGCGAGCATGAGGGCGTCTCCTTCGGTATGGATTTTGACAGATGACAAATATTCCCTTCGGCATCATGAGCTACAAGTCGGACAGCCTGCCTCTGTCGGCGCAGAGCTGTGTCAATATGTTTCTCGAAGCCCAGCCGAAAGGAACCAAGACGATCACACCCATCTTTGGTGTCCCGGGTATCACTGAGTTTTCAACTTTGGGAACGGGCCCGGTACGTGGTCTTCATAATATGGATGGCACGGCTTACGGAGTTGGTGGGGCAAGGCTTTACTCAATCGATTCCGGGGGCACATCCGTAGACCTTGGTGGAAATATTTCCGGCACATCAAATGTGTACATGGCCGACAACGGCACGGAGCTGGTGATCGTCAACGGGACTTTCGGATATATATATGATGTCGCGAGTGGATTCCGAATTATCAGTGACGCGGACTTCAAGGCAGCAAATAGCGTGGGCTTCATAGATAGCTTCTTCATTCTTGATGAAGCGGGAACCGGCAGGATTTACCGTTCCCAATCTCTGGATGGTACAGCCTACGACGCTTTGGATTTTGCAACCGCAGAGATGGAATCGGACGACGTCGTGGCTGTTTATCCTCACAAGGATCTTCTCTATGTTTTTGGGGGCAGAACCACCGAGCTGTGGCGCAATGCCGGGGCAGCAAACTTCCCGTTCGTGAGGCTCCGTGGCTCCAGCCTCAAAAGAGGTCTGGCCAGCACCAACGCCATAACCGACGATGATGAGTCCGTGTTCTTCCTCGGCAATGACCGGATTGCATACAGGCTGCAGGGCAATCGTCTAATCAGGATTAGCACGCACGCGCTGGAGCGAGAGTGGGAGGGATACTCGTCTGTGAGTGATGTTATCTGCAACTCATACACTTTCGGCGGGCACAAATTTATCAACTACACATTCCCCACCGGGAACAAAACATTTTCATACGACGTGTCCACTAAGGTGTGGCACCAGAGGGTGTCTCATGATCGAACCGGCATCAGTCTGGGGAGATGGAGAGTTAATGCCATCGAGGAGGCTTACCAAAAAACTCTGGTGGGAGATGCCTTCAGCGGCAAAGTTGGGTTTATCGACAAAACCGTGTTTACGGAGTTTGGTGACCGCATTCTGGCAGAGGTTGTGTCTCCCTCGCTCCATGGCAACGGCCAGAGAGTATCCATGCCATGGTTTGAGCTTGATGTTGATACCGGCGAAGGGCTCACTACCGGACAGGGCTCAGATCCTCAGGTCATGCTGTCGATCTCTGACGATGGCGGGAGGTCGTTTGACAATGCAGAAATCTGGAGGAGCGCTGGCAAGCTGGGCGAGTATGATGGCACCATCTATCAGCTCAGGTGGGACCGTCTTGGCCGTTTCCATGAGCGTTACATCAAGATCACAATGTCGGATCCTGTCAGGCGCACAATCAAGGGGGCCCGGGCACCGGGGATCAAAGTTGCGTGATGGCCATACCTGCAGCAAATATACCCACTCCGCTGGAGCAGCCCCACGATAGTATTCAGTTTACCGACCGGGAAGGTCGCTTGACTGACTATGCTCTCCAGCTCCTTGAATCATTCAGAGATCATGTAAACGCAGGGAACCGGGTCATCCCATGTGTCGGAGTGGCCACAGCAAATCTATATACGCTAACACCGAACGACGCCTCTCCGCTTCTGGGGGGGTACATGGATTATGAGGTTTTCATTTTTAAGGCCGACCGAACATCTGATGGAGTGGTAACGGCAACCGTGGTTCCAAAGGTCGGGGCTCTCAGCACTTTGAAAGTGTACAAGAGCAACGGGGCGACCCAAGCGACCACAGGCGACGTAGTTATAAACAGCGTTTATATGCTGATTTTCGCTGACCATCTGGATTCAGCAGCCGGTGGATTTGTTTTGAAATAGGAAGGGATCGCGCATGAATAATGTTGTAGACATTACAGATCCAGCGGAGCCAATTGCACTAGCGCGCGAGATGGTTGACAGAGCGATTGGATGCAAAGCAGCTGTGGCTATTCTCGTCCGAGATGATGGGACAATTTGGTACGACTGTAGTGGTCAAGAGCGGATGTCTATTGTCTGGGCACTGGAAAAAATGAAGCTGCAAATCCTAGCCGACAATCCTGAATTATAAATGGAGTCCCTATGGCCGTTGCAATACCTAAAGACCAAGCGTCATTCATGCTCTCGCCTGTGCACGCTATGCTTGAGCAGATCTCCACGGTGAAGGATGTCGAAAAGCTGAATGAGCATCTCAATCATCCGGACGTCATCGAGTGGGTTAGAGGGGAGGCTGTGGGGGGCCTTGATGGCTCTGATCTGCTCAAAAGTGATCGGGTGGTAATGCTCCACGGCGACCATGGCAGCATGCTTGTCGTCTGCATCATGGACGGCATGTATGACATCCACATCCAAGTTTTGCCCGAGGGACGGGGCAAGTGGTCCCAGCTGTTCTTTAGGGCATGTCTCCATCTGGTCTTTACAAACATGAATGCAGTGGAGATAATAATGAGACGCCCCCATGGCAACTTGCCTATCCTCACAATGATCCGAGCGATAGGGGGTGACTACCAATTCACGAGCCCTCAGGGTTATGTTGTCAAACACAAGAAGATTGCCGTTGACACCTATACCCTGACGATACAGCGCTGGATTAACACAGCTCCCGGTTTGAAGGAGCGTGGCGCTTGGCTAAATTCCCGATTGACCGCGAGCGTACAGAATGAAGACGGGTCACCCTGTTTTCCAGATGACGAGCCCAACATGCGCCAAGTCGGTGCAGCCATGGAAATGTTTTTGGCGGGCAACGTGGGCAAGGGTGTCATTTTTTATAATCGCTGGGCATTTTGTAGTGACCGGCCCCCCGTCACACTTCGGTGCGCACATCCAATAACACTCGATATCGGATCAGCCATGCTGATCGTTAGAGAGAAAGATATGTGGGTTCCGACATGCCATTCGCAGCAGCCATAATAGGCAGCGTTGTTTCTGCCGGTATCGGCGCTTACGGCGCACACAAGTCGTCAAAGCAGCAGCAAAAGCGCATTAAGCAGGCCAGAAATGAGCGAAGAGAGTTCGGTGACATCGCTCTTGGCCAGTCTGCCAACGAGACGCTCGCCAAGCTGTATGGTCTAGACACCTTCGGCGAAAGAGGCGGCGGCCCGTCAGAGGCCTTCAATCAGGAATCCCTTGATGCCTTTCGTCGTGTCCCGGGATATCAGTTCACAAGAGAAGAGAGTCTTGATGCCATCGGCAACAAGCTGTCCGCGTCTACTGGTGTTCAGTCTGGTCGCGGATTGCTGGCGCGGCAGGAGTATGCAGCAGGCCTTGCCGACAAAACTTTCATGGGCAGTTATGTGAACCCCCTCGAAAGATTTGCAGCTCGTGGACAGCGGGGTGCTACAGAAATTTCCAACCTGACCACTGGTCTCGGGCAGGCCGAGGCGGCTGGCACCATTGGTATAACCGATAGCCTCCAGCGAGGCGTACAGGGTGTCGCCGGGGCCTTCGGCAGTCAGGCGGGTCTGCAATATGGCAGCAATCAGTCTGCGTATGATGTCAGTGGCGTCGGGGCAACTGACTTGGATCCAAATCTTCCTTGGCTACAGGGAAACAACGATGCGTCTCTTCCGTGGCTACAAACAGCGTCTGCATAGGAGACAGCCATGCCTGTCGATTACACAATCGCGATGAAGGGTCTCAACCCGAAGATCGATCCATACAAGAACTTCCAGCAGGGAGTTCAGACGCGGAACATGCTTGTTGATCGAAAGAATGCTCTAGCTCATGAGGGTCGAGCCGCAGCCAAGTTCCAAGACTACACCGAGGATCGCACCGCCCTTGAGGAATTTAGGGAAGACCCGACACAAAAACGCCGTCAGGGCCTTCCCTTGGGGGCGCAGGTTCAGCTCGGCGCTATAGATGCCAGCGCTCAGGCCACGAAGAAGACGAAGTATGAGTATGACCAGCTCGTCGCACAATCTGACAGGGATACAGTCAATCGCAGGTTGTACAGTGCCGGTCGTATGGCGCTGCATCTTCTGCAAAATACCAAGCAAGGAAGCGACCCAAGAAATAATGGATATATCAGTGGTCTTAAATCTATGTTCAGGAACGGAGAGATCAGCAAAGATGACTATGATCACTATGCCTCTAAGCCTGCCAGCAATATGGCGCTCCAGCAGATGCTCAGCAAGATTACTGATCTGAAAAAATATCAGACTTCCCTGTACCAGAAAGACACCGCAGCCAAACGTAATCTTGATACGGCGATTGATCGTGGCTACAAGCCCGGCACCCCCAACTGGAAGGCCATGACCAGTGGCGGAGGCCAGAACGTAACCGTGCAAGCTGGCGAGACAGCCGCTCAGAAGGCGTGGGGAACAGGCATTGGCGAAGAAGTCCTTGGCGTAGTGAAGGGAGCTACAGCCAGCAGAGCCACCTCTGACAAATACCGGCAAATTGTCAACGCCATGGATGCAGCTGGTGTTTATACCGGCAAGGGAGGAGAAGCAGTCCAAGCCATCAGAAAGATCGGGACTGACATTGCTGGCATCGAGCTTGAGGGAACCTCTGCAACTGAGCTACTGCAGTCCCTTAGCAAGAGTGCAGCTGCGGACATCAAAAAAATGTTTGATGACAGGATGATGAATAAGGGAGAGCTGGAAATGTATCTCAGCATTCCCCCAAACATCCTGATGTCCAGACAGGGGGCACATCTTCTCCTGCAGATGGCAGAGCAGAGTTCTGCATACGATCAGGAGGCATCAAGAAAGGTGCGAGACCTCACGCAAAAGCATGGGACGGATATGAACAGCATCTACTTTGATTATCAGGATTGGCGCAATGCGAATCCGCGATGGAGCAAAGAAGTTCAGACCGGGATCATGAAGGCGGCGAAGAAATACAAGAACCGACCGCTCATAAAAAATCCTGCGTATAAAAAACTCCTGAAACGCGGTAAAAACTTGCGCGAGAGGGGCAAATAAATGGCACCTCTAAGCCCACAAAAAACTCCTCAATCTGAGGGCCAGTTTGGTGAAACCCCGGGCAACATTACTCAGGCTGAATACTGGAGTGGGATTGAACAGGACACGCAAGACATCATCCGAGGGGGTGGTGGTCAGGCGGAGGTCGAATCTTATCTTCGCGAGAAAGGCGTAACCGCTGAAGAGGTTCTCCAACATACGATGACCTTCATGGAGAAGGCGGCAGACATGGCGACTGGTGCTTACGAGGGCATTAAAGGCATGGTTGTTGGAGAGCAAGACCCTGAGTTTGAGGGGGTTGAAGGCTTCACTGGACAGGGCTTTAACCCAAGGACTGCCTACAACATCCGACGAGCGAAGATGGTTGGAGTTTCTGACGAGGCTTATGGCAGACTTGTCAAAGAAGCTCTTGGAGCCCGTATGATAGGGGAGCCGGAGGAGGACAAGCATGGCAACGAAATCATTACATACACCGACGACTATGGGGAAAAAAGACGCGAGTATATCAACTCTCCGGGTCTTGATGTTCGGGACGTAGACAGATTCCTCAGTCAGTCCATTCCTTATATCGTGAGCGGCACTGGGGTCGGCAAGCTGGTTAAAGGTGTTCCGATTGTGGGGCGCGGCATTGCTCAATTTTTTGGGCAGGGATTTACGAGCATGGCCCAAGATGTCGCGGCCAGTGACGAGGAGGGGCTTAGCTCTCTCGGAGATATAGACTTAACGAAGGCTGCCTACGCTGCTGGCGGAGCCCTGTTTGGCGAAGCGACGATGCCAGTATTCCGGTTTCTTAAGGAGGTGGTTAAAAAAGACCCCGGCCTGATTGATGCACAGACAGGTTCGCTTACCGCTCGTGGCGTGAAGGCCGTTGAAGATGCAGGGCTTGACCCATCGGAAGTAACCCCCGAGATGCTTAATGAGCTGACGGCACCAGACATAGTAAAAGGGCCCGATGATCCTCAAGCAGTTATGAGGGCGCAGAGCGATCAATTTGACACAACTTCTAGCGCAGGTCAGCGCACCAAAGACCCTGACCTGTTGCGTACCGAACACGACGCCAGATCGGGAACTATGGGCAGTGGAGCAAAGGGGGTGGCCCAAGAATTTGATGCCACTCAACGCTCACAGGTAGCTGCGGCAGTTGATACCCAGACACAACGTCTGGCTGGTGGGGCCGACGAAGCCGTTGAGGGATTTGAGGAGGCTGGCACTAATCTCCAGCAGGGTCTAAGCAGCGAAAAGGCAAGGGACGCAGCAAGAATAACCAAAGCCTATAAAGACGTTGATGTTGACGCCATTTTCCCGGGCGGGATACCGCAAAAATCATTCGATGATCTGGGTGTAAGAATCCGCGAAGGCCTCGGCACTCAGAATATTACTACCGATCTGAAGGAGACGACCAAGGCCCTTGATATGCTCGCGGACTTCATGGAAGGCAAGGTGCGTGAGCCCACATCAAAACTTCTAAAGGCTGGTGGGCCGCCCCGGAAGATGAACTTCTATGACATTCGCAAAAATATAAATGAACACGTTGGAGATGCCTTGGCCGTTAAGAGGGCGACCGGCAAAGGGGCTGACTACCGAGCTGTGGCTAAGGTCAAGACGGCCTACAATGAATGGATTCAAAGTCTTGCGGACGGTGCTTTGGAAAACGCAAACCCTGAACAATTTGCGCTGCTGCAGAAGGCCATTGGCATTACGGCAAAGGCCAAGAAAAGGTTTGAAGTTAGCGGCAAGAATGATGCTGCAGGGAAGATGATAAAAAAGATTATGGAGGTTGCCGATTCTCCAGAGGGCGCAATTAACAAAATCTTTTCGTCTGCATTTAAAACCTCACCGAAGGACGGGGCGAGGACCGCTCTAATCCGGATGAAGGGCATTCTAGAAAAAGAACAGCCGGAAGCATGGCATGCAATGAGGCAGGCTTATTGGCTTAAGCTGGCTCGACAGAATCATATTTTCAGAAATGCCCAAAAAATCACTCGGGTTGATATGGACACTGCTCTCGGTCAGATTTCTACCAACATCGAAAATGCTTTTAATCATCAGTCATCCATGCTGAAAATTCTCTATTCAAAGGAGGAGCTTAATCGCATGAGATCGTTTGGCCTTATGGCGAGGCGCAATCAGTCGGTTAATCTCAACCCATCGGGCACGGCAACTGAGCTGATGATGCTGCAGAGGAGAATGCGGGATAATGTCCTCACTAATTTACTGAGGCGTCAGGCTATGAGTGCTCAGCTTGCGCGGAAATCCGTAGAAGCTGTTTGGTGGCGTGTAATGAAGAATAAAGCCGTCTCTATATTGGGTGCCCACGGGGAGGGGATCGCCGCTAGGCAAATGGGGAAGGCATTCTCAGGAAGGCTTCCAAAAAGACGTGGGCCCGGAGGCGGTGGTCTGGGTGGAGCCATTGGATCGGAGTATGGCAGTGAGTAATCAGAAAAACATAAAACCGAAGAACAGAGCGATTGCAAGCGGAGCCATGGGCTCTGCTATCTCTAAATTCATGTTCGGGCTTCCTCCGCGTTCTGCACGAAATGTCATTCTATATGCTGAGAGGCTCAAGCATGGGAGAAGAATGATTGTCAGAAGTGCCACGAACCCAGCTGCCCGGCCCCCGCTCAAGAATGCCACGATGCATATGGAAATCAGACACACGAAGTTGATGGCCACCAAGGACAGGGCCCACTGTTTTGCCAAGCTCAACGCTGGTCTCATGGAGGCTACCTCTAAAGGATAATATCTAATGGCACAGAGATTTTACAACCCTTTGACGCAGATAGTCGACAGTGCGGGCGTTCCGTTGAGCGGTGCCCAGCTGTTCTTCTACGAAACAGGAACATCCACGAAGTTGGACACATATTCCGATGAACCCCTGTCGTCTGCAAATGCCAACCCGGTTGTGCTGGATAGCCTCGGCAGGCTCCCGAGCGATGTCTGGCTAAAAAACCAAGACTATAAAGTGGTGCTCGCTCCGTCGACCGACACGGATCCTCCGACGTCTGCGATCTGGACTGCGGATCCGGTGCGCAGCTCCGACTTTGACACTTTCGAGAAGATGACGGTTGGCGATGGAGACCCGAATGGCAGCGTGGCTGGCACAGCCTCGTCGGCTGGCGTCCTTCCTGATGTGTATTGGGACTTCACAAACGACATTCTCTACTACTGCACGACGACCGGCAATGCAGCTGCAGCCGTCTGGACGGCGCTCAATGCAGCCTCTGCGACTGCCGCAGTTCCTAGCCCTCAGGGCCGTCTGACTGTGACGTCAGGGGTTCCTGTCATCTCGACAGACTCTCCGGACAAAGCTTCCGTATTTTATATGCCATACACTGGGAATCTGATCCCCATCTACAATGGTACGTCCTTCATTCCCACCACATTTGCAGAGCTGACCTTGACCCTCGTTGCCGGGCACGCCAGCGGCAACATCTATGATGTGTATGTCTGGTCAGAGTCTGGCGTTGTCACCATAGGCACATCTCCTGTGTGGTCGACCATTACTGCCGGTTCAGGAGCGAGGGGAACCGGGGCCAGCACTGCTGAGTTAGCGCGGGTCCAAGGCATGCTTGTCAACGCAAACGCAATGACCATGACCAACTCCACCAACACATTCAGTGTTGGGGCTAATCTCGGCACGTATGTTGGAACAATACTCATGTCCGCGAACGGTCAGGTGTCCTGCGACACGGCTTTTGGACAGTCGAAGGAATGGGGCGTTTGGAACGCCTATAATCGCAAGCCGATTGTAATATTGATAGGCGATGCCACAGCCACTTGGGCCTATGCCACTGGAACCATCCGGCAGTCTCGTGCAACAGCTGGCAATGCCCTCATAGTTCTTACAGGCCTTGCAGAAGAGTGGGTCGACTTGGACTTCAGACAAAAATTTGTCTCTAGCAATGCCGCAACAACTGCAGCAATAGGAATTGGGGTTAACTCGACGACGGCATTTTCTGGCCAAGCTGGTGGCGGCGGATCCACCCCCGGGGGCAGTCACGGAGTTCTCTTGTCTGCACGGCACATGCTTCCACCGGGCCTTGGTCTCAACAACATCAATGCCTGCGAAATAGGAAGTGGTGCTGGCACCAACACATTCAACGGCGGACAAGAAAACATGCAGCTCGTTGCAAAATATCTGGGCTGAGACCTATCAACTGAAAACACGGAATGATGAGACACACATCCATTGAAGCTACTTTATGCTGCAGTCATTTGGAAATCGTTGGTCCCTTTAGGCGATGGGCAGCTGGCAGACATTCGCGGGCCATATCTGAGTATGGAAAAATGCAAGACTAGACTGCCACTATTGGTGGAAACGGTAATCGCAGTATCTGGGATGTACGTCATTATGGAGCTTGGCTGTTACCCCATGAAAGAGTGGAAAGACAAAGGATTTGACGTCAGCGTTTGGGAGACAGAGAGAAGGGAAGTGTGATGTATAAGACCTTGCTAAAAGTAGGAGCCGGGGCCACCGCCTTGGCGGCTATATTCATCGTCTGGATAAATGTTGGCGGTCCACTGCCCGCTACAGTGCGGATGGTCGGCAACCTCGAGGTCAAGGTGGATGGCAACAAGGCTGAGGCTTTGGAAACCACGATACTCGTTCTGGAAAATGAGGTTGATAACCTGTCTCTCAGGGAGGGCAAATTCGACGGCGTGGCCAAGACCGAATCAATCGCAGTGCAGGTGCAGAGGATTGTACGTCAGAGGTTGCGCTATCAGTACAAGCTGGATGTGGCCAAAAAGAAAAGGGACAAACTCAGATGAAACGCGTTAAGGAAAAGCTCCATCCTGAATGGCCGAGGCTTTTACGGCATGCGTGGAGTGTTCGCCTAATTATCCTCGCTGCGTTCCTATCGGGGATCGAGGTCGCGTTGCCCTTCATGTTTGATAGCCTGCCCGTTCCCGCTGGGGCGTTCGCTGCAATCTCAGGCGTGGTAACAGCTGCCGCGCTGGTCGCAAGGATCATGATATGACCAAAATGAAAAGCCGCCTGAAAAAGAGCGCGGCTGTAATGACCATTGTTGTCGGGTCCGTGTCGGCATCCGAGGGTGTCCGCCTCGTTGCCTACAAGGACACGATAGGCACCGGCCAGCCATGGACCGTCTGCTTCGGTGAGACGCGAGGCGTCAAGGCTGGCGATGTGTATACGATGGATCAGTGCAAGACCATGCTAGGCAACGCGCTGGTGAGCTACGAGACGGGGATGAGGCGGTGCCTCAAGACACCCGACAAGGTGCCTGACGGGCCATATATCGCCTCCCTGAGCCTATCCTACAATATAGGGGTGGCCGCGTTCTGCCGCAGTTCCGTGCGAAAGAACCTTGATGCAGGCAACTGGGGAAAAGCATGTGACAGCCTTCTTTTGTGGAATCGCGCTGGAGGTCGCAGAGTGCAAGGGCTTGCCAACCGCCGCCAGCATGAGAGAAAGATCTGTCTCGATCCGAAGCTACAAACTGCGTCAGTCTCAAAAAAGATTGATGAAATCGAGGAGGGCCCGCCTGCACAAGTGCCTTCCAAACCCAAGAAGCGTAGGTGGAGGTTCTGGCTATGAGTGCTTTTCTGGACTGGCTCCCTCTGATCTTGTCGATTGTCGGCGTTATCGGCGTTGCCGGTGTGCTCCTGCTGCTCGGCATGTGGCCTGTCGTTGCGTCCTTCCTTATCGGTACAAAGCTCGGTAGGATCATTCTGGTCATTGGTGCCTTTCTGCTCGCTCTGTTCTGGGCATACATCTCAGGCAAGAGGACAGGTGCCAAACGTGAGATTGGCAAGCAGAAAGTCCGCAACTTTAGAGCGGCACAAAAAAGGGTAAACAGTGATGCAAAAATTCGGACTATGCCTATGGCTAAGCGTCGGGCTGAGCTTGCTAAGTGGGTGCGCTAGTGGGCTTGTTGATGCGGGCGTAGGGTCCAAGGCCATCTACCCCACGAAGAAAGACGCGGTTGTCGTTTCTGACAGTCTGGCCACACAGCTGCTTGAGCATAATACGTGGTGCGCGGATCAGCCGAAATGCCAGAAGCTCAATCCCAAGACAGGCAAGTGGGAGCCGGAGTTTCCAAAAAAATAAAGCGGGGGCCTTTTATCCTGATAGGTCTGTTTGATTTGCAATTCGTTCCAGCAGCAATTCAATCCGTCGCAACGTCGATAAGACTTTTGCCTCCAGAGCGGCTGCTTCGCGATGACGGATTTCTTGATTAGCGTCTCTTGCCCCTTGGTTCATATCGGGCCTAATTTCCTGTCTCGGTTGGCGTGATTGTAAAACCCAGTAGCGCCAGCGCGGTTAGTATTTGCAAGGCAGCAGTGCGCGGTCCCGGCAACCCCGGCCATACGCTGTCAAGAGCCTCTATCATCGCTCGGTGCTTTTCTTGCTGGTTCATCAGTCGGGCCTATTTTCCTATTTTCCTGCTTAACGCCTGCTCGGCAATTTCAACAATACGTGGATCATTGTTTTTGATGACCTCTAGTATGAACCGCAGCCGCTCTATCTCGTCTGCTAACTGCTTGACCAATGACCAGCCAACTAAGCCTTCTTTCACAAAGACACGCGCTTCATCTACTATGCTGTCCATCAATCGGGCCTTTATTGCACTTCTCTGTGCCCACCATCGAGCGCCGCATAACCTAGTTCAATGCGGGCCTTTGTTGCCGGGTATCATTCAATCTCGCTGCAGCGTCTTTGGTTGCAGGCGTAAACAATGCGCCCCTCCGGCTTGATATCCCACCTGACAATGTACTCCCTGATCGCCTTATATTGTTCCGGCTTTAGGCTCTCGTATTTGCCGACCGGCACGCAGGTTTGTTTGTTGGTGTTGTGGGCTTCGGCCATGGCATCAGCTGTCACCTGACACTCTTCACAGGTGTTGCCCTCAGCAATCCCCCATGAGGACACCGCCGCCCAAACTACGATAGCTGCAACACAGCTTGTCATCTTATTTCTCCGGATTGTTGGCCTTGGACAGCTTGGCAAAAATACGCATGCAAGTGCCCTCGACAACCTCTACATCGTGCAGCTTTTTCTCGTGCATCTTGAGCCCAAGCCTGACGACATTGCAGACCACCAGACAGATAGCAGCCTTGGTCCCCTCTAGGTGAGGATCTCCAGTCGGATCTGGAGGGCCGAAGTCCTTTATAATATCCCAGTATTCTGGTGGGAGCACATCGACAAGATCTCCACGCTTGTGGTCAGTCTTGAGTTTCTGGATTGCCTCGTAGGATGGCACTGATCCAATTGCCAAGACGTTGTCGTTGCGCAGCAATTTTGGGGTCTCATCAGACTCAGCGCTGGCTACGAGCTTCTTGACGTCGAGGTGATCCGGATCTTTCGTTTGGGTATTCATTCCTTCCACTTCCTGTCGTTCTCCTCAAGGCGATCTGTCTCTGCGTTCCTCACCGCAGCCTGAACCAGCTCCTTGAACTCCGGGCTGTCTATATTCACCATGCGTGGAGGCAGGCCCTTTACGGGGCCATGATCTACCGGGGGGGCAGGAATATACGGAGCATCCGCCTCAGCCTCAGGATTTTCTATCCTGTTTGCCAGCTCAGTTGCGGCTTCATCGATGGGTAATGCAGGAGGCACCGAAGAACCAAGGCCCATGTTGTCTAATCCACGCTGAAGCCCAGACACAGCGCGCGCTGGCGGCTTGCTGGGGGGTGGAGGTCTGCTGGGCGTTTGCTGCTCCCGCTGCTTCTTCAGAAACTCCTGATGTTTCTTGTGTAGATATCTCTCGCGATTTTCTAACGCGATTTTGATTTGAGGTGCGGGGAGCCTCGTTGGAATCCTGATCTGCCCAATCGACAGTGCTGAGTGGGCCACGGCCAAGACACTGATGGCGAAGAAGGCTGCAGAGCTGAGGGTGTCGATAAATCTCCAGCCTTCACCATAAAAATGATTTACCGCCGATATCAGGGCAGTGACAAAGAAGGCCGCGCCGATCATGGCCACCGGCTTCCAGACGGGTGTTTCTTTTGTGGGGATGACAGTTAACAGCATGGACTTCAATCCTTTTGAAGGTAGGGTCGAGGAGGAGGAGAATGACGATTAAGATCGACGGGGACTCCCCTCCTCCTCTAGGGTACAGCTTGAGTCGTAAAGTGCAGTATCCCGAGATTGCCCCCGGGTGGCTTCACACGTTATGTGTTCTCTGAACTCCAAATTATAAGCAGATTTTTGGGGAGATTGCAACTCATAGTTACCACCGAGAATGCAGGACCATCTGCGGCAGCTCACCATTTGCCAGCCAGTAGGAATCTACAACCCACTGTTTCTTCGTTGTTTTATCAAGGATCCTCGCCCCCCAGTGCGCCAGCGGAAAACCCTTCCAGACTGGAGACATGATAGAATGGTAACGCAAAAGATTATTATCACGCATGATGCTCAGGTAGCTGATCACGTTGGTGGTTTCGTCTACGCAGTCCAGCTGTCCGCTGACGCCAGACCACTGCCATCCGGATCCGGCCTTGTCACCGCAGGTGCCGGTGGATTTGCAGACCTGACGTTCGGCCCATGCAATTGCACGTCGGATATTTGCTCGTTCATCTGCCGGTGTCTTTGCCACCGACATAATCCCCTGAAGGGCATGCAGATCATTCCTGCTGAATCGGTATCTGGATGATTGCTGGCAGCCATGGGCGTGGCAGATGTAGGCGGTGTTCTTCCTTGGAGGCTTGCCGCGACCCTCGGTGATGTCCAAGTAGTAGATCTCCATCTCCCGGGTTTTCTCCGCGCCGAGCGTTTCGGAGATGGCTATGACCATGAAGGCCAGACCAAAGATGATGGCAAAAATCACAGAAATCATCGTCCATATGACCGTGCCCACGTATGCAACTTCCCCCCACCATCTGTCCTGATTTCGCGTCGCCCACTTGCCCATGTGGTCTACAATTATGAGCGGCACTACGAGAACGGTTACTCCTAAAGCAAACAACGCAAGGTTCATGACATCACTTCCATCTGGCCCCCGCCCCTTTTTGGAATGGCCTGCCCGGTATCTTCTGCTTCTTCTTTTTTTTGGTTTCACCCCTCAGGCGCTTCACCTTGGCAATGGCGTGTTTGTCGGATCCGAGAGTGGTGTGCGGCTTGCCATCCGTCTTCTTCTTATGACACTTTGCATGAAGATAGCGGCAATTCTCAGGCGTGTCTGAACCGCCAATTGCGAGCGGTATGAAATGGTCTCGGTGGATGTTTCGTTTTATCCGGGCCTGTCCGATGGTGATGGGCTCACCACAGTCGTCACAACAGATCGCCGCGCCTTGGTGCAGGAGCGTCAGGATGATCTCTCGCTCACTGAAGGTTCGTCTTTTCGATTTTGGCAATCCCAAGCCCCTCCCTGATGACCTCCAGATCTTTCCTAATCTCGATAATTGCATTTTTGTTTGCCACTATCACCACTAAGATTATGGCGAGCAATACAGTGATGAGCGCTCGGTCGAGATTATTCATTTATTCGCTCCGACGTCAGCGAATAAACTCGCGTCATTCGAGCGTGGCTTTTTGCATCCCGCATGTTGACAAATCTTTCCGTGGGGAAGAGGAGACCTCTTTTGATGGCGGTGCGTATTAATGCACCCCATGCATTGTGATGATGCGGCACTATTCCACTGGCTTGAAGGGAGATGCGAATATCTTCTCCGGTGGCATATTGTCGGAGCATGCCTTTAATTGCAGACAGCCCCAAATCTATAAAATCACCAGAATTATCTGATACCTGCTCCATGCTTTCGTCTCTTCGGGCCTTGCCTTCAAGTAAATCCAATTGAAGTTCGCTCATTCGCCCCATGTCACACCTCCTCCTTCAACTCCCAAGCCTCCTTTTTCATGCCTTTATTCCTGCTTTGCCATGATCGCACCAGCAAGCGGCTGTTCGTGCAAATATGGTTCCATCCGGTCGGGTTTGACCTTTGCATATTTCTCAATACTTGCGGCTTTCAGATCGCCACGCTTGACCATCATTGTAATGACCGCACTCACATCGCCAATTTCACGCTCAAGGTCTTTACGGTTTGTCGCATGAAAGTCATCCTCGGTGTAGGGATGATAATTCTCATAGCCGTGGCGCAATATCTTGCTGACGGCTTGGATGATCTCCGCACATTCCTCAGAGAGAATAGCCAGCCTCTCAGCTTCGGCGGCGGATAGATCATTGAATGGGTCGCTCATTATTTTTTCCTTCACTCTTTTTTTCTGCCCGCTTTGCATCCTCTTCCTTGGCCAGCTTCAAGCTCCGTTTATGTTCAAGCAGGGTTTTCGCCCAGCCAGTCAGCTTGTAAGGCTTAACATCTATGCCAGCGGCCATCGCCTCCAGATCGCTCCAGCGCATGGCGTTGATAACGCGAGCCACTGAATTTAGGGTTGGGGCCTCGTCTTCGTGCCCATCAACATAATAAATTCCCATGTTACTTCTTCCACCTTTCCTTCCGGTCGATGATAGTCTGGGCTGTGAACAGGACGTTCTCGTCGAAGTCTTGAGACAGCATCCACTTCAGGTATCCGGAAGGAATGTCCTCGACCGGCTGACCCTCGTGCTTGCCAAACTGGAACTTCGACAGCAGCACCGGGTTGACGGTGATGTTGAGCATCTCCGTGATTGGGAAGTGGATGGTCAGGGCCCGGAGCAGCTCGGCACAGACATAGGCGTCAGGAAGGGCCCTGTGGGCCTCTCCGGCCTCCCGGTCCACTCCATCGATATTGGCGAAGCCGATCCAGTAGCGCAAAGCGTGCAGGGCGTGGGACGGCGCGTCAGGCCATGCTGTAAGGGCACACTTGTATGTGCAGAGCCATGGGGCCTTGACCATGGGCAGCAGGGTTTTCTCGAAGCTTGAGTTGTGGGCAACGGCAATGTCGACATCATTTGTCAGCCCACCAGCCTCAACCACATCTGTCAGGTCGAGCGCTGAGCCCAAATCAGATTCGATGATGTGATGCACGGCAGAGGCTTGTGGGGATATTGCTATGTTGGGCTTAACGAATGACGACCACGCTGATACCTCAGTGAGATCCTCTTCGAGACCAACAACAGCAATCTCAATCACCTGATCCCTCTCCGGATCTGGGCCCGTAGTCTCAACATCTATGACGGATATTTTCATGGCGCTTTTCCTCTTTCTTCTGCAGTCTCTTCTGGTGGTGGGAGTAAATTTATTTCACTGGCTCGCTCGTACAATGTGCGGCCATCACTGGTCAGCATGTAGGGCATGAAGACCGCGCCGAAAGAAAGCATGCCGCATTCGACTGCGGTGACCTGCCCCTTCACCCAGTCACGCAGAATGGAATTGATTGCTATCATCCCCTGCTTGAGGGCTTTGGCTTCATAGTCAGCCTTCGTAATGTGTCGCCTGTGACTCCACGGCTGGTCTTTCAGATATAGAGCGGCCCAGCCCTTGCCCGAGGCTGTCAACTGGATGGAACGCCCACGGTGCTTGAACGCCAGAATAACAGAGTGGTCTGAAAAATTGTCCATGAAGCCAACTGACTCACAGCCAAGTCGCTGGAGAATTTTTGATATCTCCTCGCGCGCATGTGCACCGCTTCTTGCGGTAGCATAAGGTGTGATCATGTCTCACCTCTTGCCTTGGCGAGAGCGTCTTGGGCATCTAGCGTCCAGTGGTCGGCTGGGACGCCATAACTGCTTTCGTGGTCATCTAGTGCTTTTTCTAGCGCCTCCAGCAAATCTGGCGCAGCTGCTATCAGATGAGCATCTGGCATTCCGCCACAGTCGCCAACCTTATCAATCCGGCTGTGGAGAGGGATTAAGTAGACAGACGCCACAGCAGTGAGGCCTCCATCTCCATAAATAATATTTGGGTTCCACCCATTATTTTTGCCCACTCTCCATGGGCCCGGCGTAGGCTTCTTGTCCATCACGCTGCTCCTCTTTGTCCTTCTCGCTTCAATGTGGTCACGTCCACTCCGAGCCGGTCTGACCAGAGCCACACGGCGCGGTCATAGAAATTCTCGAACGTCTTCTGGTCCATGTTTTCAACCGCGATGCTCTTGGTCTGTATCACGAGACGGCCACCCCAGTCTGTCCACGAGTCAACCATCCCGCACTTGAGCTTCGTCTGCTCAACCAAGGTTGCCGCGTCAATGAAGCCCGGGAGGTTGTCGGCAACGCGCTCGGCTATCGCCCAGAACTTCTGGAGGTGTTCCAGATTGCGTGGGTGGGTGATCTGGACAAGGACTGGCTTTTTCCTCGTGACCTTCGTCAGGCGACCCTCGGCGAGGGGGCCGTTGGGGAACAGCCCCTCCTCGTAAGAGGTCTTTGGCCGCCGCCTCTCGGACGAGAATTTTAGAAGCTCACCCATGCACTCTTTCATCGGGAAAATCTGGATGATTGATGTTCGTGCGGTATAGTCTGGAAAAAATACTAAATCCCAACTCACTGCCATCAAGTTGTGGCAGGCAACGCCAAACCACGATGTCGTGTGCCTTTGTATATTTTTCCAACTCGTCGGCATAGGCGCGTATGGCGTCGACCGGATCATCGAAAAGTTTACGCATTGGCGCTCCCTCTTCTTTGACGCCGCTGCTTGTCAGGGTCACATATTTGTGGCGGCCTTCCTTCGCATCAGCTGCCGCCCCAAACCATGCCTTCTGCTCTCCTAAATAATGTTGGGTCATCCCATCTCCTCAACACGCCCTGCGTGTTTGTCAAACATGGCCTCAGCCTTCTCAATATCTGGCGGGAACAGATTATCGATTACGCTGATGTGATAATCCCGAGCTGCTTTGAGACCCTCCAGATCTCCCACCACAATATCGTTAAGCATGCCCTCAAGGTGATTGAGATAATTATCCGGATCGAAAAACTCGCCCTCGATTTCCTGAGGGGCATCCCCCGCCCCCTCCGGAGAGGGCGGGGTTGTTCCTTCGCTGTTGGAGTCATCGGAAATCTCTGGTGCGGGCGGGGCTGACGGTGGAGTAATATCCTTGGGCGTTTCCATGTCATACAGCTCGTCATCCCTGTGGATGATCTCTTCAAGCCTCAGAGAGCAGGGCACACTCTTGATGCCACGACGGACCACGACCTTCTTGTATCCCTCGCCGGTAAACTTGGACCACATCAGAGAGTTGGGAGCCTTGGACTGGGCTCTGACGCGTTCGATGTCTTCCTTGTTCATGACCTCACGGTGGAGGATTGTATCGCCCTTCCTGATGATGGCGTAGGCACCGACTATATCGCCGCGCTTATCGGTGAGATCTGCCGGGATGTGCTCGATGGCAGGAAGGTCGCCCTGACATCTCTGGAAGTGATCGGCTGCATAAACCACCTGCGCGTCGATGATGATGTCGTCCAGCTCACGCGCTCGCTTGCGCAACCCCCAAACCATCGGGTTCCAGCTGGCCTCGACACCCTTCTTGCCTTTGTACTTGGTGATGACACCTTCACGTCCATCAGGCAGCAGCCCATCCTGAGCGCTCTTGGTGATGGCGGCGAACAGAGAGCGCTGGGTGCATTCGAGCAGGTCTGGGGTTTGCTTGACGGCGGCCAGCGCGGAATTGAAAAATCTGTCCTTGTCGATGTTCTTCGGCAGTTGGGTGGCAATGCCATCAGCCCGGCTGGACAGGCCACTCTCAAACTTTTCCCAGCGGATCACTGCATTACTCTTTGTTTTTTCGGCGCACATTCTCAATCTCCTCTTCTGTAAATTCTTTGATAAGCCTCAACGAATGGCAGAGAAATTTGTCACGATTTTTATCCTCTACCAAGGCGGTAGCCATGAACATGATGATATGGGCCACGCAAGTAACTGCGGCATTCCCCGCGTGGGTTTTATCGGTGCCCCTGTCTTCTTCTCTTTGTAGATATCCAGTGATGGGCATCACTAAACATTTTCCTGCCCGGCCCATCGCGGCCACCTCGACGTCATCCTTCATCGCGAGGTGATGGTAAAATTCAGCCATCTCTAGCTCATATCTTAGAAGTGTTTTCACACCGCGACCTTTTCATCCTTGACCTTCGTACCGGGCACCTTGACGCCGGTCTTGGCCACTCTGGTGACGAGCTTCGTGACAAGGGCCACCACCTCGTGGTTCTGATCAAAGTTTTTGACTACATAGTCGAGACACTTTTTGTAGTCCACAATCTCAACGACGGTTTCCGTGCGCAAGCTCACACGCCTGCCGTGGGCACCCCCTGCCTTGACTGATGTCAGTGGTGCCGGTGGGGCTTCGTTCTTGGCGGCGGCCTCCGAAGCTTCCTTCAATCGTGCGGCCTCCTGCACGCGCATATAAGAAGTGAGAGGCCCTCGCAAAAATTTTGCCGCAGCCTCAGCCGCGAGCTTCAGTGGGTTCCACTTGGCGTCCACTTCCTTGCTGGCGGCGAGGTGAGGAGCCTTCTCATCGGTGCGCAGCTTGTCAGCCTTCTTGGAAAGGTTCAGCAGCCGGGTGCGCAGGTTGGCAGCCTGATCATTCTGATCGTCGCTGGTGATTTCCTTGTAGTCATCGACGGCGGCAACAGCCGAATCGATCTGGTCCTGCAGCTCTGACAAATCATCGGAGGCCGGGGGGGCATTGTGTCCTATCCCGGGGATCTCGTCGGGCCACTCCTCACCGGCCTCGATCTTGCGGAACAGATCTTCAGTGATTGGAAACTCGGCGCAACGCAGCCAGACATCATTCTTATAATTTTCCTCAACCGCCTTGCCATCTACCGTTACGTGGTAGGTCAGGTATCCGTCCTTGCTCTCGGGGGCATGAGAATCGTGCCAGATTGCGACACGCTGCCAGCCTCCCGAGGATCTCTTCTTTTTGTAGAAGCCACACTGAAGATGGTCTGCGTGGATCTCGCCGATGCGCCCCGCTAAGGCTTCGCGCCACCAGTTATATAAGTCAGGTTGATTGTTCATCTCGGCTCCTTCATATGCCTGAACCAGTCGTAACAGCTTGTTACATTTTTTGCAACCACATCTTGACGAGCCTGCCCATCATCACCTAATGTCGCGCCATGACAAATACCGATTCTCAAAACTCTCTCACCGTAGGAGCGACAAAGCTCATACGCTGGAGAAAAGAAAAGGGGCTCAGCCGCGCACAATTCGCTGCAGCCATCAGCGAAGATCCAGACAAGCCGATGACGCAGCATGCGGTTGGCAAGTATGAACGCGGTGAGAGCAGGCCCTCCCTCCCAATAATCCAACGCATCAAGACTGCCACTGACGGTTACGTTTCAGCCGATGACTGGCTGGATGGCGAGGCTTGATGCTTCCTTATATAATGTGGGGCCTTCTCGTTGTTAGTGGATTTTACTTACTGGCTTTTGGGCTATTTATGGCTGTCGTGAGCAGCATCAAAGGTGAAGAACTCCCCACCTTGTGGGCCCTGCTAATAGCCTCTCTTGGGTTTACCTGTCTGTGGTTCGCGGCCTTCGATATGTTTTCCAGCACGATGTGTGCGGAGAGGATCGTGTGGTGAAGAAAAAAAACTCTCACCTGTGGGACAGACATCCTGAGGATTTCTACGTCGAGCCTCACTGGTGTAGCCGTCGCCTCTTTCAGAGCGAGACGTTTGAGGGAATGATACACGACCCAGCCTGCGGTCGCGGTCGAATTTTAGCCGAGGCCGTTAAATCTGGGTATCCAGCATATGGCTCCGATCTGGTGGCTCGCAGAGGAGCTGGGGGTGTGAGAAACTTCCTTGATAGCTCGGTGATGTATGACAACATCGTATGTAACCCCCCATTCGGACTGTGCAGTAAACATCCATATCCATTCGTTGCTCACGCCATTCTACACACTCGTAGAAAGCTGGCTCTCCTGTTGCCTCTTGTCTGGGCTGGGGGAGCCAAGCGCTCCGTGTTCCTAAGAGAAACCCCCCTCTCCAAAATTCTAGTGTTGGCTCCTCGCCCCTCCATGCCTCCGGGCCCTGTCATCGAGGCAGGCATAGCCCCGGGAGGAGGCAAGAAAGACTACGCATGGTTTATCTGGGACAAAGTTGGACTTCCTGAGAGCCCGAGGTTTGGTTGGCTGGTCAGGGACGAGAGATGAGCCGCAAGAGCCGCGCCAAGAAGCGCCGCAAGCTGAGGGCGGCTGAGTTCAAAGAGAGAGAGAGAAAGTTTTGCGATGGCAAAAGATTGGACGAACGAGGAGATCGTGCTCCTCAAAGAAATGATCAACGTGCAAAAACTGACGAGGGCTGCAGCCGCTATTAAACTCGGTCGAACGCGGCTCAGTATTGTAGGGAAGTGGGATCGTATCACTGGACGAAAGACCCCGCGCAAGACTGGACGTAAGCGCCTGCGCAAGAAGAGCGGGTTTACTCCTCCGTGGTCGGCACAGAGGGGAGAATCCGTAGCCCCACTTCCCGAAAAAAAGCTCAAACACCCAAAGCCCAAGCGCGACAAGAACAAAAAACTAATCACGATTAGCTCTCTGGAGCGCAGCATGTGCAAATTTCCGATTGGAGATCCCAGAGATGACGACTTCCACTTTTGTGCCCAGAAGATTTTTCCCCGGTCGGTCTACTGCGAGTATCACAACTCGATTGCATACCGGCCTCAACAACAAAGAGGATAGAACATGACCAAAAAACCTGACGACAAAGTTGTGCCGATTGATGGCAAAAAAGACGAGGAGCCCGGAATGGGGCACAATGCTCCGAACGGAAAAGAGTTGCTCGAATACATAAGTCGGATCGAGGAGCTGGAAGGCCAGAAGAAAGATCTCTCCAGCGATATCGGTGACCTCAAAAAAGAAGCGGCCCAGTCAGGCATCCAGACCAAAGTCCTGAACGAGATCCTGCGTGAGCGCAAGCGCATGGCAACCCTTGGCAAGGAAGGCTGGGAAAACTTCCAAGACGAGCTGGAAGCATCACAGGAGGCGATGGGTAAAAAATATCTCGAGCCCATCCAGATGGTGTTGACCGGGATGGAGCAAGACTGATGTCACTTATTGTCGGCATCGACCCGGGACTGAGTGGTGCCGTCGCTGTCGTTTGGAATGACGACGGCACCCTACAGTCTGTCACCGATATTCCCACCATGGGGACACACAAAAAGAGAATGGTTGATGGGATAGCTTTGTCGATCCTTCTGGAATCGCTTGTGCTTCCGAAGGCTGCCTCCATGGCCGAGCGCATTTCCACCTCTCCATTGGGCAGCTTTATTGGTGAAGTGGTGTTGGAGCAGGCTCAGGCCATGCCCCGGCAGGGGGTCAGCAGCACGTTCCGGTTTGGTATGGCTTATGGTCAGATTATCGGTGTACTCCACTCTCTGCGGCTTCCTGTGACCTATGTGACCTCAGCTAAGTGGAAGCGCTCGGCTGGTCTGGATGCAGACAAAGAAAACTCACGGCGCAAGGCCATTGAGACGTTTCCAGCGATGGCAGGCCACTTCTCCAGAAAGAAAGATCACAACAGGGCCGAGGCCGCGTTGCTGGCGAGGTGGCACTCCGGAGTAGACAGACGGTGACCCAGCCTGTTACAGATGAACATCGAACTTTGTTTCGGGCTGAGCGCGTGGGTAGCTCCCACCTTGCTCTGTTTCTCCTTGTGGCTTTACCTTTCGCCATTTTTTCCACGGAGGCGCTCACTCGAACAAGTAAGGAGAGGGACATGGTATCCGGAGAAAATCAAAGAGAAAGGTAAATATGATGAGCAAACATCCCGTCTTTCCACTTTGGGTTAGCGACTTTATAGACGGCACTTCCCACCTCAATGCCGAAGAGACCGGCGTCTACTGTTTGCTCCTCATGTCCATGTGGAGCCACGGCGGTTCGATCCCCGATGACAACCAAGACAATGCTCGAATTTGCCGCGTATCGCTACGTAAATGGATAGCAATCAAAAAGCGTCTTGCACCACTTTTGACGTTTTCCGAGCGCGAGATTACACAAAAACGGTTACAACGTGAATGGAATCGCATCATCGAGAAATCAGAATCTCAACGTCAAAAAGGTATACTCTCAGGCATTGCCAGAGCTAAAAAAAACAAAGGCTTAGCTGATAATCCGGTTAATAAACGGTTGGATGGGGGTTCCAACCAACAAAATATGAATCCGGTTGGAACCGGAGACGAGCCTTTAGATTTAGATTTAGATTTAAAAGAGTCTCCGTCTTCTCCTGAAGAAGAGAAGACGGCACAAAATTCAAATCCTACCAATGGATCGGGAGATGACAGAACCGTCCATCAGGTCATCACAGATATGGTATGGCAGAAAGGCATTCCCGATCTGGTGAAGCTTGGCGCAAAAGAAAGCACGATCAGAAGCTTCATCGGTAAGTGTCTAAAAACATCAGATCCTGAAGATGTGTTGCGAGCAATCGAGGCGGCTGTGAAATTGGGGACAAAGGAACCACAGGCCTACATCACCAAGGTGTTGGAGAATGGACTGCAAGCCGGAGGTGATGAGGTTTACATGGGGCAGAGGATCAGGGAGGTGTGATGAAAACAGACAGCGAAATTTTGAGTGACGCGGGAATACACATTCGTAGTGGCCGTGGATATGCGGGCACAGTGAGAACCCCATGCCCCGAGTGCTCACATCTGAGAAAGAAGAAACGAGATCCGTGCCTGTCGGTGACATTTAAGTCCGATGGTATTCAATGGTATTGCTGGCATTGCGGATGGAGCGGAGGTGATTTTTATGACAACAGCAGAAATAGGCCTGAGCGAGCAGGCAACAGCGTGGCTGGAAGGCCGGAGCCTAGACCCAGAGCTGGCCACTCGGTTCGGGTGGAAAAGCGTGAAAGACAAGGGCGGGAAAGAGTGGATCAAAATTCCCTACGTTCGAGACGGACAGGTCATCAACAACAAGTCTCGGAAGCTCAGCGAGAAAAAGTTTTTCAACGACCGAGACACAGAACATGACTTGCTTAATGTGGATTGCCTCAAAGATGAGGCTCTGGCGTCTGAGCCACTGATTATCACTGAGGGGGAGTTCGATTGGCTGGCGGTCTACCAATGCGGTTTCCAGCGTTCGGTATCCATGCCTGACGGCTGGAGTAAAAAGCTGGAGAGCGAAGATGGTCAGCCCAAGTTCGAGGTCTTCCGACGAAACGAACAGCTGATCCTGTCGGCTGAAAAAATTGTGGCTGTGGTCGATGATGATGAGACCGGCCACAATCTCCTCCGCTCCATCTCAAACTTCTTTGATCAGGGCAACGTCTGGTATGTAATTTACCCGGAGGGATGCAAGGACGCGAACGATGTCATCCATAAGCACGGTCCTGATGAGCTGGTGAAGATGATCAATCGGGCGAAGTGCGTGGACCCACCGGGCGGGGTTATCACCGGCTTCAGCGATATGCCTCCAACCCCTCCCCGCACTATCTGGCGGACGGGGTGTGACTTCCTTGAAACATTAGTAGCATTCCGGAGCCGGGATGTTTCTGCCCTAACCGGGCTGCCGGGGGCGGGCAAAACGACGTTTGTCACATGGGTGATGCACCGAATGGTGAAAAACCACGACATCAGATGTGGGGCCGCGTTGTTTGAGACCGATGGCGACGAGACCCTTGCTCACCTGATCAAACTCAATGGCGGGGGAGATGTGTCTCACCTTGGGCCTGAAGAGATCGAGGAGTGGAAGATCAAGCTCGACAGAAATTACCGGCTGGTCCATCGCGTGGACGATGCTGAGAATGTTCATGGTGTTATCTGGATGACGAAGATGATCCACAAGCTGGCGGCCCGTGATGGGTGCAAGATCATCGTCATCGATCCATGGAACGAGCTGGAGCACCTGCCGGAGAAGGGCGAGAGCCTGACCCAGTACACAAACTGGGCGCTGACGAAGTTGAGACAGTTGGCGGAGAAATATGATGTTCACATCTGCGTGCTCGCTCATCCGAAGAAGATGCCCCGCGAGAGATCTCGACCGGGTGGATATGATATTTCTGACAGTGCCGCGTGGTTCAACAAGCCGGGTCTTGGCCTAACCATTCACTGTGAGGTATCGGAGGTGATGGGAGACCATGTTAGCCTGACCAGCTGGAAGGTGAGATCCCGACAGCAGACGGGCTGCAGGCCGGGCAAGGTCAGGCTCGAATATGATGAGGCTTCGATGGTGTATAGGAGATTGAAAAGATGACACAGAGCTTCGGTAAGGGCGATCACGTTTGCCTGATTGACGGGTCGTGGTACATCTACCGCGCCTATTATGCGTTGCCTCCCCTGACACGCGCCTCGGATGGGCTGCCTGTCGGTGCGGTACACGGCTTTTGCCAGATGCTGTGGAAGCTGCTGAAGGACACAACCGACGAATATGAGCCGACACATCTGGCGGTCATCTTCGACTACCCGGGGGGGTCTTTCCGCAACGACATCTATCCCAACTACAAGGCGAACCGTTCTTCCGCGCCGGAGGATCTGGTTTCCCAATTCCCCATCATCCGCGATGCCACGCGCGCCTTCAACGTCGCCTGCATCGAGCAGGAGGGCTATGAGGCCGACGACCTGATCGCCACCTATGCTCGGCAAGCGCGGGAGGCGGGAGGCTACGTCACCATCGTTTCGTCCGACAAGGATTTGATGCAGCTTGTGCGCCCCGGCGTCGTCATGATCGACACCATGAAGAACAAGCGCATCGGCGTGGACCAAGTCGCCGAGCGCTTCGGGCTAGGCCCCGACAAGGTGGTGGAGATACAGGCGCTCGCTGGCGACCCGACCGACAATGTGCCGGGTGTCCCCGGCATCGGCGTCAAGACGGCGGCGCAACTGATCGGGGAATATGGCGATGTCGAAACGCTGCTGGCGCACGCGGACGAGATCAAGCAGCCCAAGCGGCGTGAGGCCCTGATCAAGTTTGCGGATCAGGCTCGTATTTCAAAGCAACTGGTGACACTGAAGCAAGACGTGCCTGTTGACGTGTCGCTGGGGGAGACGGGGATATGCGAATCCGGCACGCCTGATCTCCTCGGCTTTCTGACCAAAATGGAATTTGTCACGCTCACCCAGCGTGTGGAGGAGGCAATCGAAGCTGAACCTTCGTGGTGTACAGAAGGCTGAAAAGATGACCGTGCCAAAATCAATAAGTGCTCCAGTCGAGGGGGGCCAAGCTTAGGGTTTTGAGTCTTGGAGCTGGGGTTCAGTCGAGCACAATGGCATTGATGGCGGCGCACGGCGAAATTGGCCCCATGCCAGATTGTGCTATATTTGCAGACACCGGAGCAGAGCCAGCGGGGGTATATGACCATCTTCAATTTTTGATGTCAGGTAATGTTCTACCTTTCCCAATCCATGTGGTTAACAATGGGAATCTTTATGAAGATCTCATGAAGGGCATGAACTCCACCGAAAATAGATTTGCTTCAATTCCATTCTTCACCGTCCACAAGGGGAAGAACGGCATGGCCAGAAGGCAATGCACATCAGAATACAAAATCACCCCCATCAACAGAATGGTGTCCAAATTATTGGACGGTAAAAAAAAGAAGGGGTCTGTCGAAATGTGGATTGGCATAAGCCAAGATGAGGTTCTCAGAATAAGGCCCAGCAGAGTTCAATATATTGTGAATAGGTTCCCGTTGATTGAGGTTGGCATAAACAGATCTGGCTGTTTGGAGTGGTTGAAAAAGCACGGGTATCCAGACCCACCAAAATCAGCTTGCACGTTTTGTCCATACAGATCGGATGCCAGTTGGAGAAAGATGAAGGGTGATGATGTCGACGCTTGGAATCAGGCTCTTGAGGTAGACGCAGCTTTGCGCTTACATTCTAGCAGGCTGGATGCAAAGTTATTTTTACACAGCCTGAGAAAGCCTCTGTCGGAAGTGGATCTGTCCACCGCCGAGGAAAAGGGCCAACCGGATTTGTTCAACAATGAATGCGAAGGGATGTGCGGTGTCTAACAAAGAACAGATCAGCATTAAGATGGAACCTGAGCTGCGCCATGTGCTGGCTCATATGTCCTACGCCATAGAAGCCCTTGCCAAAGGCAACCTTGGCGAGGCACAATACGAAATTGAAAGCATTAAGGGTCTGGTCTTTTGGGATAACGATGAGGCCATGGCCGCTGATGCAGAAGCACTCTTTGGTGGAGGTGAGGAAGATGGCGGGACGAACAAAGAATTGCAAGGGGAAGAATTGCAAAAAGAAGGGCAAGGGGGGACGAAAAAAAGGCTCCCGCAAGTGCAGCGGCAAACGTAAATAGTTGATCAATTGCCTCTATAGCTCAATGGCAGAGCAGCGTCCTTGTAAGGCGCAGGTTGTCGGTTCGATTCCGTACTAGGGGCTCCAAGTTCTGGCAGCGGCGTGGAAAGCAGACACGCGACATGCGTTTACATAATGAAGGCAATGTGGGCATGCAACCTTCACGTAAAGGGTCTCTGGTGGCTCCATGTTCCTCACCAGAAGCCGGAGTAGCGCCCGGCCTGCCTAGTTCATCGAGGGGGGAAAGCAGACACGCGGGTAATTCCAATTTGGAGGGATAAAATGGAGGGCAATATAATTGTTCTCGACGAGCACAGACCAGAGGCAAGCAAAGCCTTCAAGGATGCATGGCTGAAGGAAACATTGGAGCTTTTGGAAGCCGAATGCCTTGAGGACGAAGAGAGCGAACGTAAGGCAAAGATGAGAGCGAAAACCTTACCATCCTGATGGCCAAGAAAAACAGGAAAGCCCGCATACAGACAATGATCCGGCGAGACAGATCAGCCCGGAATGATAAATATGGGATCGGCGGGGCGCTTAAAGAGAGGCACAAGCCGGTGCCGGTCACTCTCGCCAAGCTGAAATTCATGGAAGATGAACCAAAAGATTCAGGGTCTACCTAAATATCTACAACTGACCAAGCTCATCGAGAGCCGCGCCGAGTGGTCCGTCCGGAGATCCATCAGGGGCCCGGGTCAAGGCCTTCATCAAAACATTCAGCGGACATCCGTATTGAAGGGCGAGGCTCGCGGCGATGGAGGCATCCCGCGATGCGGTGTTGACGTGGGTGCCCGGCTTCCCGGCCACCAGAAAGATCTCACCCGGCTCACCATTCTCAAAGTAAGAGACCGTGGCCTCGTAGTTCATTCCGTCGAGCCGAAAGCTGTAGGCGTTGCCGTGGCGTCTGTTGGGCAGGGCGCGTCGTATCATTTGATCCTCCAAAAAAATCCCGGCCCACCCATAACGAAGAAGAGTGGACCGGGCTCCTGTTGCTGCAGTTGGTGAGCTTAGGCTGCTACAGCCAACTCCTGCCACTGGTTGCGAGGCAGCTCGATGATCTTGGCTCCAACCCGCTCCAGCTCGGAGGCACGGTCGTAGCAAGAGGCATCTTCAGCCGCTCGCGTGATGGCGTTGGACAGGCCATAAGCAGACCCCTCGACCAGATGGTCAAGAACGGATTTGCCCTCGTCGTCGGTCAGGGCAAATTTCTCCTGAACAATCTCGATGATCTCCGACTTGGGGCGCTCGATGATCAGGCCGCGAGAGGCTCTTATCTGCTCGACAATTCTGTCAAACAGCTCGCCGCTCAGAGAGGCGCGAACAACATCGCCCAGCTGTGCAAACAGAGCACGGTCGGAAAGTTTTTTGGTCTCGTCCGAAAAAATCTCCGAGATATTTGAGTCCGCGCTGTCGACGTGGGCCTTGCCAAGATGTGTCCTGCGGATTTGACCCTCAGACCACACAGCGAGATTTGAACAGTGGACCGTGTGGGAAAGAGGGACGGCGGCCAAGGCACCAAACCCAGTCTCAGAATTGGTGACGCTGACTCCCGGCTGCAGAACATCAATCTGCGTGTGACCTTCACCCCAAACAAAATTCTCTTTACCGGCAGGCGGAATTTCAACCTTGATGTCAGGGATGATTGCCTTCAGGTAAAACTTCCGCTCCGTGACATCGCACGACACGATCTCTGCCTTGGATTCCTGAATGACAGGAAGAATGGCATTGGCTAGATCGAAGTTGTCGAGACAGCGATAGCGGTCTGACAAGAACGCACGCGCTTTGCCGTCGAGGGTTCTGACGAGGCGCTTGGCAGGGTTGGCCTTGAACCAATGGTTCACGTTCTCGGCGAGGAGATCGGGGGCTTCGTTGCGGAGCCTGTCATAATACTTTGCGGGGATACCGACGTGAGTGCCAATTTGGCGATGGCAGTTGTCGGTGGCTTCGAGTTCCTGATCGCCGATGCGAAGCTTGGTGCATCCTTCGTCAGGGGAAATGCTGAGCACATCCGTGTCAGCGATGTAGTCGTGTTTTGCGTCCTGTTGGCGGGTTAACTCCGCCGCGAGTTCGGTTAAGGTTTTTCCTGTCTTCACTTCACTTCTCCTTCTCAATTGGTGCAGGTCAGGCTGACCAGCTGACTTATTTGTAACGAACGGTTACATCTCCGTCAACACCTGTTTGTATCTTGAGACACATACACACAGGGTCAACGAATCACCCCCAAGCAAAGCATAAAGAAGTAAATGCAGTAACGATAAGCTATTGCTGTTCTCTGTTCTACAGTATTCAAGCAAACAAGATAATTTACCTAAATAAATTTAGATGTGCTATAATAGTGTATGGCCAAAACTTGGTCATTGCTCTTTGACAATCAAAGAAGGAGACCAGCGATGGAGGACACCTACATCGTTCATCTCAACGACGAGGCTCCCCGCATTGGTAGTGGGGTGCGCCTGATCAGAGTGCTGTCTCTCGGGTGGAAGTGGGTGAAGATCGAGAACCCATGCACCGGGCGTCAGAAGAAACTGAGCAGGTCAGTCTGGGATGAACTCAATGCCACCCGGCATCGCGGGTGACCAACGGGCCCCGGCTTCGGCTGGGGCCCACCAACAAGGAGAGAGAGATGAAGAACAAACCCAACAGAGTTTGGATCGAGCTAGAGCAGCCAAGCTCGGACGAAGAAGGAGAGCGCCGGGCGAAGCAGGCGAGCCGCATGCTGAAACGTCTAGGCGTTCCCTATTGTCAAGCAGTGTGGTGGTGGCCAAAGCATAAGGCATATTGCTTCACCATCTCCACGGCGGGCTGCTTTGTCGAGGCCACGGATAATGGACACTGGTACAACCTAGACTATCTGGCATCACCTCACTGAGGTCGTGCCATGGGTGGGGGCGTCACCTCACCGAGGTCACGCCTTTTTGGTAGTGGCACCACTTCACTGAAGTCACGCCCCCACCTGTCAAGCCCCAGTTACGAAGAAAACCCGGCGCAACTGGGAGGGTAGTAATGATTGCAATTATGCGCTTGTAACTGCTGGTTACACACTCTATATATAGGGGACGCCGGAGCCTGAACCGGAATCGACCCAAAATAGTGCGGGGAAAAATACAGGCAGCGCCAGCAGGGCCGTGAGACGTAACAGCCACGGTAGGACCAAGTCGCTCCCAAACCACTGGAAAGACCGCACGGCAGACCAGCCCCATCATAGGTAAGGAGCCCGACAGGAAATTTCTGCGAGTGCATTCCGATGGGCGGCTAATCGAGGCCATCCTTCAGAGTGTGTCAGCGCGCACTCTTAAATGAGAGAGAAGGAGAGAGACGATGACCCTGATTACATTTACACCGGCTTGCCGGGACAGCGCAGCGAAGATCATTGAGTGTCGCTGCGAGAATGGTGTTGCTGCATATCTGGTGAATGAAGTTGAGCTGCATCGGATTTACACCACCGATGAGAAGCGGATCAAGGCGCACTGGAACGGCTTCGTTGGATATCATCGCCAGCCATCACCCAAGCGATAGACGCTACTGTTCCGGTCCCGCCGCTCGCGGGGTCGGCGCAGTGTCGCCATGCGGCATGCAAAGAGAGACGGAGGACGAGATGAACATCAAGAAATTTGAGAGCCTCATAAAAGAGCGAGGTCGCCCGAGCGTCTTCATCGACGTTCAGAGCTTTACGGCAATTGTCCGGTGGCCATCTGTCATCGAGGCTGAGGAAATTCGGCTGGACAAAGGCAGAAACCCCAAGGCCCATGCTTTGGCATGCCGGATTGCCAGCTAATTAAGGAGAAGGAGGCTGAACCGTTGGAGGCTGGGTCCATTGATCCAGCTTCTCGCCGTGCAGCAACCGTTGTACGAATGGGAGAAGGAGAGATCAATGGCTACCACGATCTGGAAAGACAAACCCGCCTCCATTCTCACTTGGAGCGACACTGAAATAGTAGGTGGATGTGTGTGGAATTATCTTGAGTACAAAAATGAGCGAGGGGTGATAAAAAGATTTCGCAGTTATGCCAAATATCCTAATGGCTGGTTTCGTCTAGCAAAGAAGGTTTGGCATCCCTGCACCTATTTTGAAAACCTCAAGCTTTCAAGAATCCATTTAAGGGTAACAGTTGGGTAGATGCCTGACGCAACGGAGTGGGGCCACCAGCGGCCCCACCTAGATGCGCCAGCAGGAGCATCAAAGGAAAAGGAGGAATGCCATGACAAAATTTCGTACCAGAAAGTCCATTCCCAACCTGAATGGCACCAGCTTGGATGAGCTGAAGGAGCAGCAGCGCAAGGTTCACGAGGAGTGTGCCTCTTTGGCGCAAGCACTGCGGGCGGCTTATCCCCATGGGCGTGACTATCAGCTCAACGAGGGTGGCAGCCCAGCAAATCCCGGCTACGACTACAAGGGTGACTGTGAGCTGAGCGAAGTCATGCTCGAAGCAGTTGAAGCTATCAGGACCGCGTCTCACAATGAGTGGGTCCGTCTCGATGGCTTCACAAGGAGGAAGTCATGAGCCAGAAACAATTAGGAGCTGTGCTTGTATTCAAGCCCGGCACGACAATCGAGAAAGCCAAGAAGGCTCTCTTGAAACTGGACGATGCAGACTTGCTTGAAAGTCTGCCTAACATCGAGACGTTTGACCCCCGATATGGAGGTCCAGTTTTCTACGTCCCTTAGACGCCACCGACCCGGCCCACCACGAGAGCCATAGAAGCCGAGGGTGCCATTCCCTGCGAGCGATCTTGGTGAGCCGGTGCAGTGCCGCCAAGGCACAAAACGAGAGAAGGAGGAATGCATGTCAAAAATTGCTTACATCGACAAAAACTTCAGAGATGAAAGTCTGGGATTGATAGGCCACGCCAACACAATCATTGACGAGTATCAGGCTCAGGGTTTCGATCTGACATTGCGTCAGCTGTACTATCAGTTTGTTGCCCGGGATCTGATCCCGAACACTCAGCGGTCTTACAAGCGCCTCGGCGGCATCATCAACGATGCCCGTCTCGCCGGTCACATCGACTGGGAGGCCATCGTGGACCGCACGCGCAACCGGCACACCCATGCGACATGGGATGACCCCGCTCAGATTATCCGGGCGGCGGCCAGCAGCTATAAGGTCGATCTCTGGGAGACCCAGATATATCGGCCTGAAGTCTGGATCGAAAAAGAAGCGTTAATCGGCGTGATCGAGGGTGTGTGCAAAGAGTTTCAGGTTCCATATTATGCATGCCGTGGCTACAACTCACAGTCGCAGCAGTGGCGAGCCGCAGTCAGGGCCGAGGCTCACGAAAAAAACGACCAGCAGCCAATCATCTTTTATTTTGGCGACCATGACCCCAGCGGCATGGATATGCCTCGCGATCTGCGGGACAGGTTCAAGCTGTTCATAGGCGGCCATGAGCTGGAGAGGATTGCCCTCAACAAGGATCAGGTGGATGAGTATTCTCCTCCGCCAAATCCAACCAAGTTGACGGACAGTCGCTCGACTGACTACATCCAAGAACACGGTGACAGTTCATGGGAGCTGGACGCTCTCGATCCTCCGGTCATCGCCGGGCTGATCCGCAAATGTCTTGAGGGCATAACGGATCCGGGATCTTGGGATGAATCGCTCAAGCGACAGGCGGAGGGGTGTGAGCTTCTCGACTCTATCGCCAATGAGTATGGATAAGACGTTACTGTTCTGGCCCACCACCAACCATTGAGTTTCCTCCCATGGTCGGGGCCCTTCGGGGTCTCGGCCTTTTTTTGTTGCGTAACTCGTCGTTACAATATAGTCTTTGAACTGTGTCGCCTATCCGGTTGGATCTCCTGCCGGGTGGCAGCGCCAGAGAGGCCCGGTTCCCAGCCCCCCAGCACCCGGGCCTCTCCCCGGTGTCACTCCAGTTGGTGCACCACGGGGCCAGAGCGAGCCGTATCTCGCGTCGCTGTCTTCGCCGATGCGAGGCTCTGGCCCCACTCATAATGATGAACAAATAACAAGGATTGAGCCCATGTATGAAAAATTGAAACTAACCGAGGATCTGAAAAAAGCCTCACTCGGCCTGAGCCGTGAAGAGGCGAGATTTCTCGTCGACGCCTACTACCAGCTGCAGGATGCAAGGATTCGGGCGGCTGGACAAATCCGAGCAGTTCTAGACGAAACTCCCGGCATCCTTAGCTGGGTGCAACTTTATGTCGAGAACATCGAAGACGAAATCAAGAAGGCCCTCACAATGTATGCCTCCGGACACCCTGTCTGTGAGTGGGCCCAGACAGTGAAGGGCATTGGCCCAGTTTTGAGCGCGGGCTTGGTCGCCCACATCGATATCACCAAGTGTCCAACTGTCGGCCACATCTGGTCCTTCGCTGGGGTTAACCCCGAACAGGAATGGGGCAAGGGACAGAAGCGCCCCTACAACGCTGACCTCAAAGTGCTGCAATGGAAGATCGGCGAGAGCTTCGTCCGGTCGGGCGGCGGCGGGATTTACAACGACGTTTATAAAACGCGCAAAGAGCAGGAGATCGCACGCAATCTGAATGGAGATTTTGCCGATCAGGCGAAGGCCAAGTTGAAGAAGTTCAACATCGGCAAGAACACAGATGCGTATAAATGGTATGCAGGTCGGATCACCCGCAAAGAGGCGGAGCGCGTTCTCAAGCTGGCGGCTGCCGACAAGGTGGTGAAGCCCAAGCTGGTGAAGGAAGGGAAGGGCCAGCCCATGCTGCCCCCGGCCCATATCCATTCCCGGGCCAAGCGTTATGCCGTCAAGCTGTTTATGAGCCACTGGCATTTCGTAGCGTATTTTAACCACTACGGAAAGCGTCCGCCGAAGCCATACATCCTCGAACATGGCCATGGTCACGTTCATGAAATATTGCCTCCGAACTTCGATGTGAAAAGCAAGAAGGCAGCATAGTCGAGCCAATTTGAAAGAGAGCACCAACGGACGCGAGCGAGCCACACCTACCGAGAGCACCAGAACCCGCGAGCGAGCCATTACTTGTGAGAGCACCACAAACCCGGAGCGAGCCATCCAATGCGAGAGTACCAGACGAACCGAGCGAGCCACGGCCTTTGAGGGTGCCACATTATTGGAGCGAGCCACACCACTTGAGAGCACCATGTCCTGAGAGCGAGCCATCACGTCGGAGAGCACCATTTGGGGTGAGCGAGCCAACTCCTCGGAGAGCGCCAGAGAATTTGAGCGAGCCATTGAAGCCGAAAGCACCATGCAGATAGAGCGAGTCAAGAACCGAGAAAGCGCCATTCCATGTGAGCGAGCCAAGCTTTTCGAGAGCACCAACAGTCGGGAGCGAGTCAAGTCGAACGAGAGTGCCACGCCTATTGAGCGAGCCAACACATAAGAGAGCACCATCCATTGTGAGCGAGCCACCAGTTCGGAGAGTACCAGAAAATGAGAGCGAGCCACCCGAGACGAGAGCACCACAACCCCCGAGCGAGCCACGCGAGTCGAGAGCACCAATATCTAGGAGCGAGCCATGGCCCTTGAGAGCACCATAACAGAAGAGCGAGCCATACGATGAGAGAGTGCCAAAGCTCATGAGCAAGCCATCCAGTTGGAGAGCACCAACGTAGCTGAGCGAGCCATCGCATCAGAGAGTACCAAAAAGTGTGAGCGAGCCATCAACTATGAGAGTACCAATTTCAGGGAGCGAGCCACACATGATGAGAGCGCCACAATGGAGGAGCGAGCCATTTGTTCTGAGAGTACCATCAAAGGTGAGCGAGCCAGACTGCCGGAGAGCACCATTCGGGACGAGCGAGCCACCAGACCAGAGAGTGCCATTCATGAGGAGCGAGCCAACATCACGGAGAGTACCAAACAATGAGAGCGAATAAAAAAAACGAGAATGCCGGGCTTGTGCGCAGCTATGTTTATGGGCGGGCTGTAGTGATTGGGATGAAGAAAGAGGACGGCATTATAAGGCAGGAGGGTCCGTGGAGATACGAGGATACTGGAGAGGAGCGCAGCTCCAAGAAGGTAGATTGGCCCTGCCCGAAGTGCGGCCTCCTGCCCACAGTGGATGGGGAGGATCCATGCATAGCAAAACTCCCGGGAGTGACGGCTGCATGCTGTGGACACGGCGTCATGAAGGGATACGTAGCGTTTGATAGTGGGATAGTTATTCGCGGTGAATTTGATCATATAAAAGAGGAAACGGGGGGAGAGCCAGCCCGACGGAGAGTACCAAACAATGAGAGCGAGCCAAAGCGACGAAGAGCACCAGATCAGATGAGCGAGCCAGCGCACAAGAGAGTACCAAAGCCCATGAGCGAGCCAGAGGATGAGAGGGTACCAAACAAGAAGAGCGAGCCACCAACTACGAGAGCACCAAACAATGAGAGCGGCTGAAGCAAAGACTGTTAATCTGAAGACCAATACGGCCACGCTGGTTGACGGCAAGCAGGTCAGGATTGAGAGGATGTGGGATAAGAGTGGAAAGCCAGCTCAGGATCCTCGCATGGCCGAGTCGGTGATGGTTACCGGGCGCGAACGCGGCGACTGGGCGATCATCAATCTTGAAACATTCAAGGGAGAGGTAGTGCGATGAACATGGGGCAAATGTTGTCCAAGCTCAAGCGGGACAAAGAGATGTCGGATCTCAGGAAGATCATTGCTGAGTGCAATGAGCAGCAGGCGCGGATAGACGAGTTACGGAAGCGCCTTAAGGTGAAGCGTGGAGAAAGTTTAATGGAGGCCGTGAGATGAAGGTTGGACGCATGAAGATCACCTACGAAAAAATAGGCCAAGCTCTAGGTTTGCCAGAAGGCAATGAGGTAGTCGGGGTGGATGCTCAATCTTTTGAGGGCACAGTAGAGGAGACGATTAGCATTCTGGTTTGCGGCAGAGACATGCCTGAGCACCGCGAGGGAGAGGCCATTCAGACTGTTAAGGTGAAAAGGATTGTGGAATGACAGATACAAAGATGGTTGTGCGCCATCCACGACTGACTGCCCTGCTCGCTGCCAACAAGGCTCGCTTGCGCGTCATTGCGAAGAGAGGGGCCCGACGCATCCTGCTGGAGCACGGGATAGATCCCAGCATACTTGAGAGAGGAGAATGAAGGTGGGCGAGGCAATCCATATGAGGCACGCATATGTCATCCTAAATGAGTGGGGCAGTGTGTGGACTCATGAATCTTTTGACACCGTCCAAGCTGCTTGGAGCAAGCTCGAAGAGTTCTTCGGCAAGAGGCTGGATAGAGATAGGTTCAGCGTGAAGAGGGGCGAAATAGGGGTCACGATTGAAGAGGTCTGTGAGACCTGCGGCCAGCCACTTGGAGAGGACAAATGAAAGGAACAGCCATAACTGCAGCAGAGCTTCAGAAAATGACATTCAAGAAGAACCCGTGGGGTAAGGATCATGAGGCCCTAGCCAAAACTGTCAGGGCAAATTTTGGCAACGTCCACAATGACTACATACGAGCTGTAGTCTGGCGCTATATCGATCAGAGCAAGGTGTCGCTCAAGGAGGCCCGGCGCTGTGTTCGCCAAGGGTATTCCTCACCAGCTGCAGCAAGGCATGACGGTGTCTTGACGTAATGACCTGAAGTCTCCATTCTTGAGCGATGAAAAATCGAACCAATCGAACGCAAAAGCCTAAGACAATTAGCCGAAGAATGAAATCTGCTGTTGTCGAGAGACGGGCCAAGAAGCGCAAGTTCCTAGCCCTACTGGAAGACGGCAGCTCAGTCAGGGATGCACGTAAGGAAATCAAGGTCGCAGTCTCTACGGTTTATGCGTGGTACAAGAACGATCCTGAGTTCGCTGAGATGTGGGACCAGTACATGGTCCTTGGCGATATGAACAATCAGGTGGCTGCCAATCGTCGCGGTGCCAAACAATCCGACAAACTCCTCATTTTCATGCTGAAGAAGCGCATGCCTGACCAGTATGGAGACAAGGAAGATCGCGGCGGCGACACTACGCTATTCAATATGCAGCAGATCAACATTGCGAGCCTATCTGATGTCCAGCTTACCGAGCTTATCTCCAGACTCGACGACCGAATGGCTCAAGAACAAAGCCATATCCGAACAATCGACGCGACACCGTCAGATAACCAAGAAGTTCGGTAGATGGGATGGAGATCCTGCCGGGTTCATTGAGCAGGAGCTTCTCGGTTTCATCTGGTCGAAGCAGAGAGAGATCTGCCAGAGCGTCGTCGACCACCGCTTCACATCAGTGAAGTCCTGCCACTCGGTTGGCAAGACAGCTATCGCGGCGAGACTGGGGGCATGGTGGTTATCGGTTCATCGACCCGGAGACGCCTTCCTCGTGACGTCAGCTCCGACTGGCTATCAGGTCAAGGCTCTGCTCTGGCGAGAGATCAACAACATTCACAAGCTGGGCGGTTTGCCCGGCAGGACCAACACGACAGAGTGGCTGTTCGGAAATGAGCTGGTGGGCTTTGGCCGGTCAGTGCGAGACGCGGATCCGACAGCATTCCAAGGCATCCATGCACCGTTCGTGCTTGTCATCCTCGACGAGGCTTGTGGCATCACGTCAGCCATCTGGACAGCAGCCGAGACGCTGGTGGCCAACGACGACAGCCGCTTCCTCGCCATCGGCAACCCGGACGATCCGGCGACAGAGTTCGGCAACTCGTGCAGGCCGGGCACCGGGTACAACGTCATTCAAATTAGCGCCTATGAATCTCCCAACTTCACCGACGAAGAGTGCCCCGACTGGCTGAAGCAGCAGCTGGTGGGCGAGCAGTGGGTGGAGGAGCGGGCGAAAAGATGGGGTGAGGAATCACCACGGTATCTCTCTAAGGTCATGGGAGACTTCCCAGAACAATCTACAGACGGCTTGATCCCCATCACGGCAGTCAGGGAAGCTGTGGCCCGTGAGCTGGAGGCAGTGGGCCCTGTCGAGCTGGGCGTGGACGTGGCTCGCTTTGGTCTGGACAAGACCGTCATCTACAAGAGGCAGGGGCCGGTGGCGAGAATATACAAGAGAATGACCAAGCGCGACACCATGTGGGTGACGGGTGAGGTGGTCAAGGCCATCAAAGATACCGATGCCACGCTGGTCAAGATTGATGACATCGGTCTTGGCGGCGGAGTAGTTGATAGGCTTAGGGAGCTGCGTTTCGAGGGCGAGTTTGACGCAGAGATTGCTGCCATCAATGTTGGCGAGCAACCTATCACGAGCGCAGCCGATGAGGTTTTTTACAATAAGCGAATAGAGCTGAACTGGATGATGCGGGACAGGTTTGTCGAAGGGGATATAGACATCGAGGATGACGATGATCTGCAGGTCCAGATCGTCAACATGAAATACAAGCACACCAGCCGGGGCAAGCTGATCCTTCAGAGCAAGGCCGACATGAAGAAGGACACCAAGCTGCCCAGTCCTGATGAGTGGGATGCCCTCGTATTAGCTTTCACACCGAGGGAATATGGTGTAGATATGGCCTTCATGGAGCAGGCTGAAACATTCACGTATGACCCATTCTCCATCCCAGAGTTCTGGCCCCGGGTTTATGCCATCGACATCAACGGCAACGAGATGTCAGTCGTGTGGGGGTCATGGGACACAGAGAGCGAGACCGTCTATCTGTACGACGAGTTCATATCCACTCGCCCGGACATTTCAATCAATGCATCATCGATCCGCAAGCGGAAGGCGTGGGTGCCCGGCCTGTTTTACATGCGCGACCATGGCCGGTCGGAAGAGCAGGGGCAGGGCATGATCAATGCGTTGCTCGACGAGGGTCTCGATATCTTTGAGAAGGAAGAGGACATGGAGATCGCCGTCAACGAGATGGTGGCGAGGCTGACAAACCAGACGCTCAAGGTGTCGAAGAGAATGGAGCGCTGGATGGACCAGTACCATAAATACAAGCGCGACAAGAAGGGTGAGCTGGTCCAAGAGAGGGATGGCCTGCTCAGGGCATCGGGGCTGATAGTGCAAGGAGGTCAGTTCGTAGCCACTACGGCTGATATACTAAACGCGAAACCAGACGAGGTAGCCAGTGACGACACAAAAAACCCATCGACCGGATATTGATCCGGTCATCTACAGACGGATACATCGCGGGCCATCCATGGAGCAGATCGTTGATCGCATTTGCTGCAAGCATGACGTAACGAAGTTGGCGCTGTTGTCCTCAGACTTCAAATACCGCCGAGCAGTGACCGCCAGATACGATGTGATCAGGTCTCTTCACCGCGTCTTTCCATTCCACTCCCCTCACTCTCTGGCCTCTTATCTGGGGCTCAGCCACACGACCGTGTACCGGGCGCTGGGCAGGGTGAAGGGCAACCCGTCGACGATATGAAGGGAGCGCCAAATGAAGTGGGCCAAGGAACCAAACCGAGGCGCATCGTGGGGAATGGAATATCCATTCTTATTCGGCCAACTGGTTTCTGGCCAGTGGGCTGTGTGGGAGAGGGTCACTGGTTTCGTCGTGGCGGAGTTCGGTGAAGACATTTATTCAGAGGCAAATGCATCGGCGCACAGCCGCCGCATAAACCGAATTGAAGATGACCCAACCATGCCAGCACAGCTTGACATGGTGCCGTAGAGGATTGAACCAATGAACGAAGTGATCGAACACGTAGCAACGACTGAAGACCTCACCAAGCTCACGCTTGAGGATTTGTTCAACAAGGCCGCAACGTATGGGCGCATCAACGTCTTCGCCACCGACAATATGGAGCATCCCAAGAGATACCAAGTGGATATCCATTTCGAGAGTGTACCCGGGACATCAGTAGAAGCCAGCAGTGAGTTTGATATGGAGATCAACGAAGCCTTCATACAGGCAATCACCCGGGCCCAGAAGATTGTTGAGTCCTATGGGAAGGCCTAGAAAAGGGCACGAGATAAGCCCTCAGCTTATTCTGGAAACCTACCAGAAGGTGGGCAGCGCCAGAAAGACCGCAGCAATCCTGTGCATCTCAGCAAGTTCCGTCGCCTATCACTTGAAGCGCATGGGAGTGTGGAATCCCATGAAAAAAGACAAAAGATCAAAGAAAGAGGAAGAGGCGGAGGTCGTAGACCCTCTCCTCACGGCCCTGAAAAAAGAGCATCCAGAAAGGTGGGCGGCCATTGAAAGAAAGTAATTTTAATGTCCGTGGCTTTCTCAAGTGGGTAGAGATGGTGGGCGGGCAGCCTCAACAGCCACACACAGAATGGGAAGCCGCACGCTACATACTGGGCGGGATCATACACGTCATCCATCGCGATAAGAGGGGCAACGTGAAGATGACGCGGGGATCGTTTGAGCACTATCGCATGTACGGCGCTGGCACTGTGATGAGAGTGGTGAGGCGCGTCACACAGAAGAAGCGAACAGCCCTTGTCAATTCTCTCTTGATCCGTGATGGGGATCTGTGCTCTGTTTGCCTCCTCCCCCTACATGAGGACATTTCCATTGAGCATTGGCTCAGTGTGGAGGCTGGGGGGAACAATGGCGAAGCGAACGTGAGTTTGACGCATGCTGTATGCAACCAGATACTCGGCGACCGGCCAGTTGGTCACAAGGTCAGCATCTGCTCGATCATTCGCGAGGTCTGTCCTGACGAGCCTCCCGACAGGCATCACCATGTCTGGTATGACATCAGGCAACAATTCCCACTGAAAAATGGCAATGGAGGAGAGGTGACATGAACCTTCTCATTATTTGCTCGATGGCATTTGGGTCAGCAATCTATGCTGCCGCAATGTCGAACCATTTGCATGGCTATGTAGTGGCCGTGTCATTCGTGTGTGGAGCGTTGACAGGAACCGTGCTACTCATGACAATAGTCATGTTGGCACATTGGATTGATGGAAGGATTGATGACGATGGGACAGAAGATTCCACAGATACTATTGCCGCCTAAGCCGAAGGTGATCCGTAAAAACAGGTGCCAAAACTGCGGTTACTCCCAGCTTATGAGGGGGGCTGACTACGAGTGTCATCGCGGACCTCCCGCCGCGCAGGCCTTTCCCGTGCAAAGCCAGCAGGCAGGCCAGCCAAACTTCATGATCCACACCTGTCATCCCATCGTCAAAGACATCGACTGGTGTGGTGAGTGGAAGGCCAAGCTGGATTCATAGGAGTGATTTTAATGGGCGAGAAAGAGACATCACAGAGAATTTCCACGATTGCCACAAGGGGCCTATGCAACCCCCTGAGTCTGACCGCAAGGGAGATAGAGCAGGTGTGTGCTGCAGCTCTCACGCAGGGCAAAACGTCGTGTGGCATCATCGGCAAGATCAAGAAAGCGCTCGGTGTGGGATGAGCAAAAAGAGAACTCCCACTCTGGCATGGACCAATCCTGAGGTCAGGTGGCTGGGTAAGGCCTCCTTGAGGTTGTTCAGGATCAACAAGCTGAACACATTACAGATTGCCAAGCGATTTAAGGTCCGCGAGCAAACCGTCTACAATGCAATGTACAAGGAGAGGATGCGTGAGACAGCGTAGCATGGGCGGCGGCCCTCGCGTTCACGGGCTGGAGGTCCGCTACGTCGACGGCCCTAAGGTCTTGCACAAGGTTGGGCGCAAGCACGAGAGGATGGTGATTACCAAGCGCGTTGTCTTCCTCGATCATTCGAGATACACGGGATCGAGGCTGCGCGAGATACGAGCCGAGCATGGGGTTGGGCGGCCATGGAGAGCGCATGAAAAAAGAGATTGATAGAAGGGGATTCCTTGGCGTTGCCGTTGCAGCGCCTGTCGCAGCCAGCCAAGCTTTCCGTACTGCAGCTGGATATGAAGCGCTGGAAGGGCACGGCGTGCCCGACTGCCCAACAGATTATGTGTCGACTGATCGGATAAATCCTTGGGACGTTTATAAAAAGCTTGGTCTCCCTGACTGGAAGAAGGCAGAGCTGGCAGAGGAGGCCAAGGTGTCTCTCATCATTGATCCCGGCATCGATTGTTTGAGATCGTGCTCGTGGGGCGCTAAGGTAAGGATGCAGGCCAAGGTCAACTATGGCAGAGCTATCCGCAAGAGCCATCACTCAAGAGAGGTTGATGGAGTTCGTCGGGCATTCAGTAAAAAATATAAGCTGGAGTGGATATAGGAGGATGACATGAAACGTCGAAGTTTTTTGAAAGCGATGGTCGCGGTTCCCGTCGTGGGGGTCTTGGCCACCTGCAAGCGAGACTACTTCCCGTTTGGCAGAAGCTCTGAGCCGGAGACAAAAAATTCAGCGAGCCTGTCGGGAGACTTTGGTCTGGCTCCTGTTAAACGCGAAGGCGGTACAATTATACATAAGGACGTCCCTGTAGAGCTGTGGGAATCGACCCCGAAGTGGTTCGCCTAGCATGGCCGAGATCCGTGCCTGCGCCCGGTTCAGTGTGAAGAAGTGAGGAGTCGTTATGCGACGAAGGTTTTGGAGATTTCTTGAGCGTGCATTTCTCGTTATGGCCGACAGGTGCCACGACGCCTCTATTGAGTGCTGGAAGCGTGGGTGGCTAAACCCTGTAATGAATGTAGCCAGAAAATAGGGAGCCTTTGTGAAGTACGGATGGCCGGGAAAGAAGCGCACTTATCACACAGGCCGCAAGCGGTGCCGGTATCTGAAGGACATGCGCGCGGAGTTCTCGACGTACAATGAGGTGACTGAAGTTGAGCCAAGGAAGATGGGCAAGCCGAAGCGTAAACGTAATCCGAGAGGCTATCGAGATCACAGAGGAAGGCTGATCCATGTATGACTGGGAGCGCAAGTTCAATCACGAAAACGAAGAGAGGGAGCGTCTCTATCTCATCAAAGAGACGAGCCGTGGTTACTATGTAAAAAAGTATGATCACCCGAATGAGAGGCTTACTTATCTGAGTAAGAAAGAGGCTTTCAAAGAATGGGGTTCATCTTCCCGCTCAGATAAGAACTATCACGAGTTTTGGGTGAAGCGCGATGTTGTGAAAACCAAGATTGATAGCATCATGCATCCTGATTATAGTGATGGCGGTCGAACATTGATAGGTTTGTTCGGGGCACTAAGAAAAAAGGCAGAGTGTAAGCGACGAAAATGCCGGTGGCATCAATATGGTCGAGAGTCCTATTGCGGTTTTGGAGAGGATGCGAATTGGGGCTGCGAAACGTGTAACAAGGACTTCGTTGTCTGTATGGATTACTACAGTCCTGCTTACGACAATTCTGGCAAGGTTGTTAGCGATGTCCGGTGGGGCAAAATCGCAACGCTCAAGGCATATCGTGACAAGCACCGCCAGTACCGATCTGGCCTTGGAGGCTGTACCGACACGCCCCTGAGTGTGGGGCGATAAAAAAAGGAGACGTTTTGATGACTGGACGTTTAACGATAGTGAAAATTGCGGACGAGCATTATGGTTGGGAATTTACAACCGACAAGGGAGAAGTGCTGGTCAATGTTGACGGCTATGCTGATGTGGACACGCTCAAGAAAGACCTGAAGCGTGTGCAAAAACATCTGCCCAACGCCGAAATACCGGAGTTGGTTGTGCCATCATAAAGGGTAAGAAGAAATGACAGCATTGCTCAGAGAGCGCGTCGAATTTACACGCGATGAGGTGCGCTTCATGGAGAAGTCATACCTAACCGAGCCTTGGTCGAAGATCTTGGACAGGCTCTCGGGCCATACTGTCAATTCGATACGGGGCAAAGCGAGCGCACTCAACCTGCGTCGGAGGAAGACTGACAAAAAATCCCAGCACACCATCGTCGAAGAGTTGAGGATAGAGCGCGAGAGATCCTGCTATAGTCGCCGGGCGCTCGCTGAGAAAATGGGATACAGCGAGACCTCATTATTTCGCTGGGAGACCGGGCGTCGTTCCCCTACAATGCAGCAGATCAAAGACTGGTGTGATTCCCTAAGTGTCACACTCACATTCACGCACAGGGAAAATGCAATGACCGACAGACGGATAGTGACAGCCGTTGAGCTGGCCACGAAAAAGATCAAGGTGCTCGACGAAAAAGCGGAAGGCGAGCCTGAGGTCTCCAACGTAAATGCAGGAGGAATAGATGGGAGATGGCAATCGGAAGCTCTGTATTTGAATGAAGATCAGGCCATCCTTGCGTATGAAAACACTCTCAGGGACTTCCTAAAGCACAAAAAAGCATCTACCATTCGCTTTACCAAGGGGCCAGTGATTGACCGCTGGCACATTACAGTCGCCGACTCGGCAATGACACATCGGGCCGCCGAACAAAGATTCACCGTCACCTCCACCATTGAGATTTACGACTGAGCTTCCGGATTGCTTGTTGTGTTGTGCCATAGGTTTTAATCCTCATGGGAGGATGCTGTCATGGCATTGGACGACGCACGGTCTGGTTATCTTGTAGAGGGTGAGGAGACGCCTCCGCTCATCAACGGGCCCATCGAGGGCAATGAGTATGAGGAAGAAGGCGAGGGCGAGGAAGATCTCCATCAGAAGCTGATCAGGTGGATCAGCACTCCCAACATTGCCGAAGAGATAGACGACGACACCATCAACCAGATTGGTGCTCGCGTCATCGAAGAGCTTACACTCGACAAAGTCAGCCGACAGGACTGGTTGGAGAAATCCGAGAAGGCGATGCTTCTCGCCACTCAGGTTGCCATGTCCAAAACCTACCCATGGCCTGACGCTTCCAATGTAATTTATCCCCTCATGACTGTGGCGGCTGTTCAATTCTCAGCCCGGGCATATCCCTCCATCATTTCTGGTCGGCAGGTCGTCAAGGGCGTGGTCCATGGCAAGGACAACGGAGAACCCCTGATTGGTGAGGATGGATCTCCCATCATGCAGATGACGCCGGAGGGTCAGCCTCTCCCAGTCTGGAAAGTGCAGCCGGGCGAAAAAAGAGCACAAGCCGACAAGATCGGCGACCACATGAGCTATCAGCTTCTCGAAGAGCAGGAGACTTGGGAGGAGCAGGTCGACAAGATGCTCATCATTCTCCCAATCGTCGGGAGCTGCTTCAAGAAGTCGTACTTCGACACGACCGAGGGATACAACTGCTCGGATCTGGTCTTGGCCGAGAACCTCGTGATCAACTACGACGCTCCGTCAATGGAGCGGGCACCGAGGCTCAGCGAACTGATCAAACTCTATCCCAGCGAGATCCTAGAGATGGAAGCGGCTGGTCTGTTCCTTGAAAAAGAGAACGGATATGGAGTGCCGTCTGACGGGAAGGGCGACAAGGATGCTCCTCATGTATTTGTAGAGCAGCACAGGCGCTGGGATCTGGATGGAGACGGATACCCTGAGCCGATCATCGTCACCGTGCACGAGGAGAGCCGGAAGGTCGTTCGCATCGTCGCACGCTATGATGGGGATGGCGTCAAGATTAACAAAGAGACCGGAGAGATCTCCAAGATCATTCCTGTCCACTATTACACCAAGTTTGAGTTCATGCCTTCGCCGGATGGCGGGATCTACGGCATGGGCTTCGGCCAGCTGCTGAGCCCGATCAACAACGCAATCAACACCGCTCTCAACATGATGATCGATGCCGGTCATCTGAAAAATTCGAGCACCGGCTTCATCGGTCGAGGTCTGTCTCTGAGATCTGGATCCATCAGGTTCAAGCCGTTCGAGTATCAGGTGGTGAACACTCCCGGCAGGGCCTTGAAGGATGCCATCGTTCCATTGCCATTCAGTGGGCCGGATCCAATCCTATTCGAGCTGCTGGGTCTCCTCATTCAGTCCGGCGAGAAGGTTGCATCGATCTCGGACGTGATGACGGGCGAGGCGGCCAATCTTGCCAACATGGCACCGACAACGCTGATGGCTCTCATCGATCAGGGGCTGAAGGTGTTCACGGGCATCTACAAGCGCGTCCATCGCTCGCTCAAGTGCGAGTACGACAAGCTCTACCGTCTCAATTACCTCTACATGGAGGAGACATCTACCTATCGCCACGGCGAAGAGTGGAAAGAAATAACACGAGAAGACTACCGCAAGGGGGCAGGAATTGCCCCTGTGTCGGATCCGTCAATGGTCTCCAGCATGCAGAAGCTGGCCAAGGCCCAGTTCATGCTCAGCTTCAAGGATGATCCATACATGAACCCGATTGAGATCCGTCGTCGGGCATTCCAGTCGACCGAGATCGAGGATCTGGATCAGCTGATACTTGATAAGCCTCCGCCCAATCCACAGGCTCAGAAGCTGGCGTCAGATGCCGAGATGGAAGCAGTCGAGATGCAGATCAAGGCCGAGGATTCCCGCATCGGGCGCATCAAGGACATCAGCACGGCAGTGCTCAATCTGGCCAAGGCCGACAAGGAGAATGGTTCAGCTGAGCTGGACTGGACAATCGGCCAGCTGGATCTGCTCAAAAGGCGCATGGAGACAGAGAACGGCCAGCCGTCAGAGCAGGCCCAGCAGCAGGGTATCGAGCAGCGCGGTCGAGCTGGTGGTGGTGAGCCTCCAATCGAGGGGGCCCGGCAGGCTGAGGACGGCAACTGGTACATCGATGACCCGAACCGTCAGGGCAAATACTTGATGGTGGCATGACATGGCTGGTCCAAGTATATTTGACAGCCCTCTCGGTCAGTCTTTCACCAAGGTCACGGATTTTTTCAGCGGCAAGGAGAAGAAGCCTGCCGACGTCTCCTATATTCCGACAGATCGCACCCCTAAATTTGCTGAGGAAGAGCAACTCACTCACACGATAGATGACCTCGACCGGCATTGGGTTGGGGAGAACGGACCATTCCCCAACAGAGAAGCTGCAGCCGCTTGGGATCAGGAGAGGCGAGAAGCAGCCCGCGCTCACATGCCTTCTCCGGCAGCGACAACTGAAGAGCAGGCGGAGCGTGACAAGTGGTCAACATATGATACTGGAACGCCCCACGCCGAGCCTCCCAACGTCATAGGCAGAACGTCTTATGGCAGGGCCATAGTCAAAAACGAAGATGGGTCTCTCTCCACCAAGAGAACGAGCACATTCCAGTTTCCAGATGGCAAATGGTACAACGCGCCGACCATGGACGAAGGAGGCAACCCGCTGACCGATGAGCAGGCCTACCACAGCGTCACGTCCTACCGTGAAGAAGAGGGATCTGGAAGCGTCGAGATATTCGGGAGCGATCTGTACCGTGATCCGGTTACCGATCAGACGCTAAGTGGTTATGGCACGCGAGAAGAGGCAGAAGCTGCCGCTCAAGAGGAGAGCGACAGGGCAATGGAGAATGTTCCATATCACCTCCGGCCTCCCCAGTTGGTGGAAGTGGAGCATGACCCATTCAGTGCTGAGAATGATCCGCTGGGAGAGAGGGCCGAAGCCGAGGCCGAGCCTCTGGGCCGAAACAATATCCGCGTGACTCCGGGCAAGGCCCTGCGCCGCATCAACCAGCATCTCATGGATATGATGGAGAGAGGGGTGACGGCACCGGGAGAGGCATACAGCGGTGAGCTTCAGGTTATTGGTCCGGACGGTCATGTGACCGATGAAGCCATTGCCCGCTCTATAGAGATGACCCTCGCATCCATAGGCGGCGGCGCAGCTGCAAACGCAATCATAAAAGCAGCTGGTCGAGACATCGCCAGAGGAAGACTGTCCTTCGCCGGTCGGGGAATTAGAGACCAGATCAAAGTCAAAAGGAGAATGCGTCAACATGAGGGTCTGCTGGCGGCAGACGAACCTAGCGCTGGCAGGGCTTTAATACCGCTTGCGGAGCAGGCCGGAGAGCGTATAGTCCAGCCTCGGACGGGAGCCATAGGAGGCGTTGATGAAGGTACTCAAGTTCTCGGACTTCAAGAATCGGAGGGAGTGGCTGGAGGCAGTGGGGGAACTGGGCTTCAGCGACCGGCAGGGTATGGAAGAGAGCATCCGGCAGGCAGTCTCGAACAAGGAGATACAGGAGCCGCTGTACGCCCACCTGCCGAAGTGGGCGCTCGCAGCCCTGACCTAGAGCCGACAGCAGCGCAGAAGGCCTACGACGACAGCGCTGGCTTCTTCTCCGGCATCACCACAGGCGAACTCCAGTCCCAGATCCCACAGATCTCAGGCTATGAGCCCGTGATCCCCCTGCGACCGCAGGAGAAAGCGTTCGAGGGTGCGCGCGGTGAGTTCAAGCATTACTTCGAGGATCACATCGCGGCGTCCATTCCCGGCCATCCTGAAGTGCAGGCTTCGGTTGGCTCCGCCATCGTCAGGGCATATGGGAAGACTGGTGCTGATGTGCTCGACATTGGGGCGAGCGAGGGGGCACTCAACAAGGCAATCACCAAAGCCAGCGGCGGCAAGATCCGCACGGTCGCGCTGGATCCAAATCTTGACTTTAAAGTCACGTTTGAGAGCAAGCCGCAGGCCGAAGGAGCCACGTTCGTCGCCGAAGCCTTTGGCACGCCAGAGCAGGCAGGAAAGTTTGCCTTCAATCACGAAACGACGCCGATCAACTACTTCGACCCGAAGGGCCAGAAGTTCGACGTTGTCCACGAGTCGATGACCTTCCAGTTCATAGACGCTGAACGCCTCAGCAAGTTCGAGGCCGCCAAGGATCTGCTGAAGGATGATGGCGTCGCCCTGTTCGAGCAGAAGGTCAAGGCCGATGGCACTGACGCATGGGCCACGAATGAAGAGGCCAAGAACCAGTTCAAGCGTCGACTGTTCACCGAGCAGCAGCTTTCAGACAAGCAGGAGATAGCTCTCGTCGGCATGAACGAGAAGATGGTGCCGAAGCTGGAGCTGGAGCAGGCGCTGAAGGACACGTTCAAGCACGTCCGTCAATACTGGGATAGCGGCAACTTCAAGGGCTACATCGCTTCTGAATCCGAGGCGGCCATCAAGAATTTCCTGAACGGAATGCAGGACACGTCATCGAGCTTCTCGAATGTCGGCTATGGCTTCAAGCTGTCAGCCAATCCGAAGGAGGCCGCGCCTCTTCTTGCTGCCCTGACGCGAGACGTTGATGCAATGGGCTTTGTGTCCCCCACTCTGGAGGCGGCGAAGAGGCTTCCGGCGAAGGGCACAGCCCAGCAGATGCTGAAGCAGCTGGAGAACAAGCTGGGCGGCAAGCCGAAGGAGATCGAGGCGACCGGGCTGCCAATATGGATTGAGAGACGCTCAAGGGGGCTGTTGAGAAAAAGTGACTACGATCAAAGGTATAAGCTGAATGTATCAGAACTCATCGCCGCCACTAGGAAGCTAGACCCCGCGTCGGATCTGTTTAAGCGTGTGCTTGAGGCCAACAAAAAATATCAGGACTTCATAACTTCCAGTTTGTTGGTAGATATGGAGCAGTTGGATTCCTCGATCATTGACACGTTCGCAGATCTTCTCGGTCGAGACATCTTCCAAACTCCTCAAGTTAAGAAGGGCATGGTCACGCGAGATGAGGTTGTCCAGTATCTGAGAGACAATCGCGTCGCCGTATCCGAGGTGGCGCTTGGAAAATTCGAGGACGTAGGAGATCTTGACGAGATAATTATAGATGCTCGATTCCACGCTATCCAAGAATCTGAGCAAAAATTTTTTGTTGATGAAGCGCAGGACGTAGAGGGCAATGAGACCGGAGAATGGGTTCTTTCGAGTGAGTCGTTTGGAGAAGAAATAGGTCGATATAGCAGTGAAGATGATGCCTATGCAGCCTTAACCGAAGCTGCCGAAGAACTAGCTGAGGACTACTACCATCTTCCCGGCAAGCCAGAAACTGTGTTCTCCGGATA